GACCGCAGCAAGTGTGACATCCGCAAGTCCGCCATCGAGAACGCGAAGGCCATGGGCTGCCACGTCAACTGGGCACGCGCCATCATGGTTGAGAAGGGTTACAAAGTCCGGCGCATGAAGAGACGCAAAACGCGCCCCGCGCAACCAGCCGACAACGGCATCAAGGTGGACGACCTGTGGGTGTGAACGACAAGCTGACCCACGGAGGCCCGACCAATGGCTAACGAATCCACAACAGACGAGCAACGGGACTCCGTTGCGGTCGAGCGACTGGTTCGCGGGAGGCTTTATCGTGGATACCGGCTCGTTAATCACGGCTACTATCCGCCCGACCGTTGCGTTTGGTGGCAGGCGGAAAATCTCAAGACGGGAGAAGCTGACTTTAGCGCCAGAACCCGCAGAGAACTGAAAGCTGAAATTGATGAATACGCGAACAAAAAGGCTGAGGCACCGAGCCTTAGCGAGGTTGATCCTCCAGCCGCTGGTTCTGCGACGGTTGCCCAAAACTCACGATCATGAAACCTTCGACTCACGCACCATTCTTTGCCTGCCTATACGCTGCGCTGTGTGATACAGCTCGCGCCAACGGCTACGCGCTTGCAATCCACGGCACAGTAACCACTGACTGCGATTTGATCGCCGTGCCGTGGACGGAAAATGCCTGCGAGCCTGAGAAGCTGATGCAAGATCTGCTGCGGCATATCGGAGCCGTGGATTACCGAGGACTGCTCAAACGTGATTGTGCAAGCTGGGCGACTGAAAAGGATATCGACCAGATGGTGAAAGGCGAGCATGAGAGAATAGGCGATCCTCGCGGACCGTTCGACTGCGCGCTCAAACCTCATGGTAGAATGGCGTGGAACCTCTACATGGAGCACGGATGTAAAGTGGACCTTTCCGTAATGCCGCGAATCACGACTGACTCTCGCGAGTCGCAGAACGCCTCAAGCGCAGACACCGCGAGGAACACGCAATGAAAAACACGACTGATAGCCTACGAGCGGTTGATCTGCCGCGCCGTGTTCGGTCTCGCGTGCAGGCGAAGCTGGATAAGGCAGCTAAAGCACTCGAAGACGCCTTGGACATTGCCCGCGGCGGAGGCTGGGCACACGCCGAGGGATTTATCTCTGGAGAGGGCACTGGCTGCTGCATCCATATTTTCCCCGGCGAGCCGGACAGCGGACACCCTCACACAATTTCTGCCGAAGCTCTCGAATGGCAATGTGGCGGATGGTAGCCCGAACTCCGATTCTGCTGACCAGCGGTTAGCATAGCAACTTGCTTTTCTAAAACCAATGACATCCCTTATCCAACGCAAACACGCCTCCCTGCGGTCCTGCTGCCCAAGAGCCGACATCTGCCTCCTGACGGAGGGCGACGGCCTCACGGCGTTCCTGGGCGACGCGGAAAAAGTTCACGCCTTGCTGCCGCAGCTCACCCTGCGCAACTTCGGCAATCCGGACGACCTGGAGTACGTCTTCATTTGCACCATCCCCTACACCGTGGCGCTGAAGGCGATTGGCACGCTGACCGCAGCCTACTCGGTCGCGCTGTGCGAGTGGGTCACGGATCACGGCTACGTGGCGTTCTCGTTTCATAACCGCCAGCCGGGGGCCGTGCCGTCGCAGCCGCCAGCAGTTCAAGAGCCGGAAGTCGAAGAGGATTTCGTTTGATGAAAACAACCTTTGACCTTTTGCCCGTCCTTTCAATATACTGAAAAACCAACATGGACTTCACCATCGGATTCATCTGCGGCCTAGGCATCGCCCTCATCTTGTACTCGGCCTACCGGCGCTACGAGCTTGAGGAGAAGGCACGGGCCTACCGCCGAGGCTACAAACAGGGCTACGACCTCGCAGCCGAGCAACACCGCAAGACGAGGCCGTGACCACAGGTGCCAGACTCCTGAAGGCCCGCACGGACGCAGGTCTCACCATCCCTGAGCTGAGCGTCCGTGCGGGCGTGTCAGTCGGGACCATCTCCATGATCGAAACGGGGTCGCAGACCAACCCGTGCGTCCAGACGCTGCGCAAACTGGCGGACGCGCTGAAAATCAAACTCACTGAGCTCCTCTGACTTTTTATGCCCCGCTACTTCACCGGTCAGTCTGTCGAGTCCAGGACCCTCAAGCTAGCCGACGCCCGCACCTTCGTGGCGCTGGTCAAGCAGGTCATGGACATGCCGGTGCCTTTGTCGATCACGTATGACGAGTTCTGGGCGTTGGAGACCAAACGCGAACGTGACGAGGCCAAGCGGGTAAGCTACGTGGTGGCTGCCACCTTCCCGGAGTCACCGTGGACCGAAGGTCGAAAGCTGGAGCATGCCGGGGAGTGCAACCTGCTCTTCCTCGACATCGACGAGCTGCCGGACGGCACCTGTCCTGCGGCTCCCTTCGTCGCTGACCCCTCCGTTTTGCGGGACCGTCTGGGGCGGTTCAACTTTGCCGTCTGGACAACCGCCAGCCACCGGCCTGAGAAGCCGCGTCTGCGGGTCATGGTGGAGGCTGACGCCATCCCGGTGGAAAAATACCCGGATGCGGTGCTCACGCTGGCGCAGAAGCTCGGGCTGACACACGTCACCCGTGAGTCGGTGGTGGCAGTGCAGCCGATGTTCCGTCCCACGATGTTCGCGGGGCAGGACCCGGACCTTGACCACCCCATGCTGGTCACCTCGCTCACAGAAGGGTGTGCCTTCACTGAGGACGACATCGCCAAGGACCTCGACACGCTGCCGGGCATGGTCAGCGGCACCCGCAAGGACGCCACGCGCCCCCGGGGCGCAGGCGACTCGGTCGAGGACTTCCTGCGTTTCTACCAGTCCCCCATCCCGGGCATCACGCTGGAGATTGCGGAGGAGGCGATTGACGTGCTTTCTTCGGATTGCTCCTATGCCGAGTGGCTCGACGTGGCAATGGCGCTGAGGCATCAGTTCGAGGACCAGGAGTTCGAGGCTTACCAGCTCTTTGACAAGTGGTCCGCGACCGGGGCAAAATACATCGGCAAGGCGGACACGGCGGCCAAGTGGAAGTCGATCACCGACCAGCCGAAGGGCCGCGCCCCGGTCACTATCCGCACCTTGCTCAAACGTGCCAACGAGCACGGCTGGGACGGCAGCAAGATCAAGGAGGAGAGCTATCAGACGGTCAGCAAGTGGATGATGTTTGAGTGCTCGACCTACACCCAGCTCATCGGGGAAGGGGTCAAGCGCATCGCCGCCGCCGCCCCGTTGCTCAACCACGCCGAGGAGGACTCGCTGCTGCAAACATTGATGCAGGCCTCACGTGAACGCTTCGGATCGAAACCGACGATCCAGGCCTTGCGCAAGGACTTGAAGCGCCACCGCGAGTTCATCAACCAGCAGAAGAGCAAGGACATCGACGTGGTCACTCCGAAGTGGGGGCGGGGTCTGGTTTACGTGGTGGCTGACAACCGGTTCTTCCGGCAGGCCACGCGGCAGTTCTACGGCATCCCGGAGTTTGACAACGTGTACAGCCGCGAACTTCTGCCGACTGCCGAGGATCTCATGAAGGCGGACAAGGAGGTCAATCAGGCCACGCTGAACACGCCGATCTTCCTGCCGTCGAAGTTTGTGCTCAACCACCTGAAATGCCCCACGGTGGACGACTATGACTACGACCCCTCCGAGCCGGAGGAGATTGTGTACGAACGTGACCGGCGCATCTTCGTCAACACTTACCGCCGCAGCTACAAGACCGCAGACAAGGATCAGGCCGCGCAGGCGGAGGACACGCTGCTCGACCACCTGTGCAACCTGATCGCAGAACCAGAGTATCGCCGGGTCGTGCTCGACTGGATGGCGTTCAACGTGCAGCACCCGGGCCTCAAGATCAGGTGGGCTTTGTTTCTGCAAGGAGCTGAAGGTTGCGGCAAGACCATTCTCGCGCAAGTCATGCGTGCCGTGCTGGGCAACGACAACGCCCGCATCATCAACAACTCGACGATCAAGAAAGGGTGGACAGAGTGGGCTGTAGGCAGCCAGTTCATCGCCATCGAGGAAATCCGCGTGGCAGGCACCAACAGGCACGACCTGATGAACATCCTCAAGGAGCCCATCTCGAACGACTACATCGCCATCAACGAACGTAACAAGGCCACGGTCACCCGTCGCAACGTGACCAACTACATGGTGTTTTCCAACTACCATGACGCCCTCGCGGTCACCGAGGAGAGCCGCCGCTACTTCGTGCTCAAGAGCGCGTTGCAGAAAAAGGCGCAGGTCGAGGAACTCACCCGCCGCAACCCCGACTACTTCACCAATCTGGTGTACATGTTCGACTGTCTGCAAGGAGGCCTGCGCCACTACCTGGAGAACCGCACGATCTCCGATGCGTTCAGCAGCAACGGGCAGGCCCCGGTCACCAAGTATCTGCACGAGATGGTCGAGGACACCAGCAACGAGCTGATGAGCTTCCTGCGCATGATCTGGGAGGACGGCGACAACCCGCTGGTGCGTCAGGACATCTTGTGCGCAGGCCCGCTGGTGACACAGTTGCAGATGGAGGGCATGCAGCACGTCAACCCGCAGTACCTCTCCACCGTGCTGCACGACGCGGGGTTCTCCAGGCTCGAAGGCAGACCCGTCATCGCCGGGGCACGCCAACAGGTATGGGTGCGCAAAGACCTACTAAAAACTGACAAACCACTTGACGTTCTGCGACAACGTGCGAGCCTTGGTGAGGAGGAATGGGTATGACCGCTGATCGCTACAAATACTGGCTCCAACGCCACAACTGGCACGGCACCACCTTGCACGATGAGCGGGAACGAGATTCGCTGGAACATCTCGCCTGCCAGAACCCTGACCTGCAACCCTTGCTTGACCACGCACGTGGGTGCGTGCGACAAGGGCTGCCCATCACTTTCGACGGAGACATCACGCCTCCAGTAGAAAACCACAAACACACAACGAACAACACCATGACTGAACTCCTCAAGGCCATTCGTGCCGAACTCATCGACCCCATCGTCGCCGCCATCAACAGCCTCGCTACGGCTCTTGGCAACGTCCCGGTGCCGACAGCACCCGCGCAGACCCCCGAGCCCGCGCCCAAAAAGAAACCCAAGGCCTCTGCTCCGGTGGGCGAACCCGCCGTGGAACCAGCAACCACCGAGGTTGACGAAACTTCCGCTGAGCCTCCCGCAGCGTCCCCCGCTGCCCCAGAAACCCCCGCTGCCCCCGCCGCTACCGCCGCTCCTGCTTCTCCCGCAGATCACGGCATCACATTCGAGGACATCAAGGCCCACGTGGAGTCCATCCGGTCCATGCCGGACGCCCAGGAAAAGCGCGAGCGTATCAAGAAGTTCCTCAAGGACAAATGCGGCAGTGCCCCGTCCACGGCTGAGTGTGACCCTCAGTACTATCCGGCCCTCCTGAAAGGTCTTCAGAAGCTCGGCGCGACCGACACGCGCAAAAAGGAATCTGACGACATCTGATCAACCCCGGCCCCACGGCAGCCGATGCCGTGGGGCCACATCTCTACTAACGATATGCCCTGCAACTCAGACTACATGGACGCTTCAGGAAAAGAAATAGCCCTTTCACAAGTGGCTTGCCTTCTTGACGAACTCCGAGGAAAACCCATAAACAGAGAGCACTGGCGGGGGTACCATCCTGCGGTGTACAACAAAGGACTGGACGGAGACTCCCTTGTTTCAGAGCTGTGCGCAAAACTTCAAAACGAGGACGTGACGAAGTACAGTCTGGAAATGCAGATGTGGTGGCGGGACCACCAGGAGGCAGACGCAAAACGATTGGAGGCAGAAATGCAGTCTCAAAAATCCAAGGCTGACCGGCAAGCAGCGTTGGAAAAACTCAGCCCTTACGAGCGCCGACTCTTGGGACTCGGATAACGAGGTTTTAAGGTATGACCGATTCCGCCCCAGCCCACTCACGTCTTTCGCCGTCCAAAGCCCACACCTGGACCGAATGCACAGCCGCCCTCGGATACATCCGCCAGCTCGACGCCGCAGGAGAACTTCCTCCCGAACGTGTTGGCAAGGCTGCCATTGAAGGCACCCTGGCCCACTCCGTCTGTGAGGCGATGCTCAAGGGTGAAAGGCCCCCGGCAAACGCCACCCGGGAAATGCTGGAGCATGGACGCGGTTACCACGACTTCTGCACCGAGGTCATGGGGCACAAGAGCCAGATTGTTGCTGTCGGCATCGAGTCGCGTATCCCTCTTTACTACCTGCCCACTGAGAAAGGGACCGTGGATTTCTGGTGCATCAATCGTCGCGGACTGCATCTGGTGGACTACAAGTTCGGCTACGGTGAGGTTGAGTCCACCGAGAACCGCCAGATGGCGATCTATGCCCGCAGCCTGATTGAGTCCGGCCTCATTGACCCGGTCCTCTGGGAGGCACGAGACGACACCAAGGTCACCATGACCATCTTCCAGCCTCGCCTGCCTAACGAAACAGTGACGTGGAGCGTCACGTGGAAAGAGTTGCGCGAGTTCACCGACCGTTACGTGACCCAGGCGGCCAAGGACATTCTGGGTGAGGCCCCGACGCTGGTGTTCAAAGCCAGTGAGAAAATCTGCAAGTTCTGCCGTGCCCAGGCCAAGTGCGAGGCGTACAACCGCTCCATGCTGAGCGACTTCGACGAGATTGTTCCCACGTTCACGCAACAGGCAGAGGTGCCGGAGATCACGTCATTCAGCAACGACCGGCTGGCGGAGCTATACCCGACCCTCGACAAGGTTGAGGAACTCATCAAGGTGATCCGTGAACACGTGCAGGGCATGGCGCTGTCCGGCAAACCGATGAAGGGCCTCAAGGTCGTGCTGTCCAAGGGTGGGCACCGTCGCTGGACGGACGAGTCCGCCGCTGAGAAGGTGCTCACCGGGTTGGGCCTCTCGTGGGATGAGATTCACTCCGTGGACATCATCTCGCCAGCCCAGGCCGAGAAGGCGACCAAAGGCAAGAAGGGTCCGAAGATCATCGAGATGAACCAGCTCATGGTCAAGCCACCCGGCTCACCCATCGTGGTGCCCGAGAACGATCCACGTCCCGCGCACGTCGATGACGCGTCGAAAGATTTCGATGATATGGTTGACACCGACGAGTTTGTGTGAAACACTTTCCGAACGCTCCACCCCGGGGCGTCGAAACCGAGAAACCGAGAAACCAGACAACACCATGAGTGACCAGAAGAAACCGCAGGACCAGAACATCGTCGTGCTCAAAGGCGTCCGCCTCAGCTACGAAAGCATCTACAAGCCGCGCACCAACAAAGGTGACGACGGCAGCAGCAAGGAGTCCTACTCCGCCAACTTCATCCTGCGCAAGGACGACCCGCAGGTGAAGATCATCAAGCAGGCCATCCGGCGCGTCGTGTCCGGGATGGACAAGTGGAAAGGCAAAACCGTCAAAGTCAAAGGCACCAACGAAGTTCTGCAACAGGGTGACAGCGGCACCGTGGTGCTCAGTGGCATCTGTTTCCGTGACGGCGAGGACCTCGACGGCAAGGATGGCTACGGCCCCGACGTGATGTTCATCAGTTCCAGCGCCAAGGCCGACCGCAAGCCCAAGGTGGTCAACCGCAAGCGTGTCGATGTCGGCCCGGGCACCTCCGAGAGTCCGTACAGCGGCTGTTACGTGAACGCGTCCGTTCGCCTGTGGCCGATGGACAACGACTTCGGCAAACGCGTCTGCGCCGAGCTGCGAGCGGTGATGTTCGACAAGGACGGCGAGGCGTTTGGTGCCGGTCCGGTGGACGCTGACAAGGAGTTCGCTGGCCTCGGTGACGAGGACGACCTGTCGCCTTCCAACGACGACATCTGAACAACTTTGCCTGCCGTGCCTGTGCTGGCCGAAGCGATGTTGGTGCCCATAAATCCAACGCAACCGACAAGCGCAAGAGAGCACGGGGCTGACCCGGTGACGCAGTAACGGCACCACTCTTGCGGCGGCAGGCAACCCCTCAAAATGATAGCGTGGCGAAATGTAAAGACGCGCAGGCCTCATGAGCCTGTTTCCCTGTACAACCAGCCGAAAGGATACCGCGTGCAGTGGTGGTTCAAATCCACCCGCTATCACCACCTCCCGATAAACATGCCATACCATCTGGACTACGAAACCCGATCCCGTGCCGACATCAAGACGGTCGGGGCTTTTCGATACGCCGCAGACGCTTCGACGGAGATTTTCTGCGCAGCCGTGGCGAAGGACAACGGGCAGCCTCTGCTTTGGGTGAACCCCAAGTTTCACTTCACCGATGAGTGGGGTGTGACAGTCAAGAGCGACCCTGGTGCCGACGCGCTGATGCGCGAGATGCTGGACAACGAGGAGCCTGTCTATGCCCACAACGCCCAGTTCGAGCACGCGGTCACGATGTACGTGCTGTCGAAGCTGTTCGGAAAGGGCATCGACCACCGCCGCTGGCGCTGCACCGCAGCCATGGCGAGACGTGCAGGCCTGCCTTTTTCACTGAAGGACTGTGCCGCCGCGCTCGGGCTGCGCCAGCAGAAGGACAACAGCGGCTGGCGTCTGATCAACCTGTTGTCCATTCCCGACAAGAAGAGTGGGAAATTCAACGAACCCAAACACAACGGAGCCGAGTTCAAGAAGTTCTGTGAGTACTGTCGCCAGGACGACCGCGTCGAGCAGGAAATTCACTCGGCTTTGAGGGCTTTTGAGTTGAAGGGTTTTGCCTTGGACACGTTCCAGATGGAGATCGCCATCAACACACGTGGCCTGCCTGTGAACGTCGAGGCCGTGCGTTACGCCGACCAATTGGTGCAGGAAGCCACGGCGGCGATCAACGAGGAGTTCACGCGGATCACCGGGCTGAACCCGACGCAACGTGACAAGTTCATCGAGTGGCTCCGCGCCAACGGGGCACCGATCAAAAACATGCGTGCCGCCACGGTGGATGAGGCGCTTCAGGCTGAGACGTTCGACGACAGCACGCCGACCGGCCGCGCCCTGACGCTCAAGAAACAGGTGTCGTTCTCTTCTGTGGCGAAGCTGCCGTCGATCCTGGACACGGTCTGTGATGACGGGCGCGTGCGGGGCACCCTGATGTACTACGGCGCTGTCCGCACGGGACGCTTTGCGGGCCGGTTGGTCCAGCCGCAGAACATGAAGAAGCCCTCGGCGCACCTGGAGGCCCACACCAAGGACATCTACGACCTGATCTGCGCCCGTGCGTCACGTGATGAGATCGAACTGATGTACGGTCCGGTCATCGAAGCCGTGGGATCGTGCATCCGGCACTTCATCCACGATCCAGCGGGTCCGATGCTCAACTCCGACTACACGGCAATCGAGGCCGTGGTCATGTCTCACTTGGCTGAGGAAGAATGGAGGCTTGAGGTGTTCCGCACTCACGGCAAGATTTACGAGTCCAGCGCCTCTGAAATGTTCAAGGTCCCACTAGAGGAAGTCACCAAACATCTCCGGCAAAAAGCGAAGATAAGTGAGCTTGCATTGCAGTTTCAGGGGGGCACGGGCGCTCTCGAAGTCATGGGGGCTTTGAAGATGGGCCTCAAGAAAGACGAGCTTCCCGACATCGTTTCCAAGTGGAGGGACGCCAACCCGAACATCGTGAACTACTGGTGGCGGTCCATCCGGCAGGCCGAGGCCGCTGTGAGGAACCCCGGTGGGAAGTTCAACGTGCGCCACGACGTGTGTTACTTCAGCATGAAGGTGGCGGGCATCCAGTTTCTGTTCTGCAAGTTGCCGAGCGGGCGTAACCTCGCCTACCCTCACTGCAAGATCGAGCCGGTGTTGCAGTGGTCCGAGAAGGGCAAGTTCTTCAAGGTCTTCTCACCCACCGACGACGAAATAAGCCACGCTCAAAAGGTGGACCCGAAGGCATGGTACAAGGAAGCGGCGTTGACGTTTGAAGGATACAAGACCAGCACAAAATCGAAGGCCAGTTCCACCCGCGTCGAACTGACCCCCGGCTCCGCCGTCGAGAATCAAGTTCAGGCCATCGCCACCGACGTGATGTGCATCGGCTGCTTGAACGCCGAGAAGGCAGGCTACGAGACCGCCACGCTGGTTCACGACGAGTGGCTCGGCTACCTCAAGCCCGGGCAAGTGATCGACGAACTCAACCGGCACCTTACCACCCTGCCCGCGTGGGCGGACGGCATGCCCGTGAAGGCGAAAGGCGGGGTGGTGCCATACTATTTGAAGGACTAACCTATGCTCGAAAAACACATTGAAAAGAAAGTGTGCGACTACGCGAAGCAACGAGGTTGCCTCGTCTTCAAGTTCACGTCGCCCAACAACCGCAGCGTCCCTGACCGCATCATCATCGCCCCCGGTGGTAAAGTTGGATTCCTGGAACTCAAACGCCCGGGCAACAAGCCGACACCATTGCAGGCTGACACGCTGCGCAGGCTCAAAGAACAAGGGTGCCACGCGGAATGGACGGACTCGGTGGAAGGTGGCAAGCAATTCGTGGACAGGCTACCCTCAAAACCATGAATGCCGCTCGCGTGCTCGATGTATGTTGTGGCTCTCGAATGTTCTGGTTCAACAGGCAGGACAGCCGCGCCGTGTTCGTGGACAAACGCCGCGAGACTCATGCTTTGCGAGACGTGGGCAGCCCGGGCGGCGTCCGCACGCTTGAAGTCAACCCTGATATTGTGGCGGACTTCACAGAACTTCCGTTCCCGTCCGATCACTTCGCAATGGTGGTGTTCGATCCTCCGCACCTTGTTCGCGCTGGTAAGAAAGGTTGGTTGGCGAAGAAATACGGGAATCTCGAAGGCGACTGGCGCGAGATGATCCGCCGTGGATTCGCTGAGTGCTTTCGAGTGCTCAAGCCTGAAGGAACGCTGATTTTCAAATGAAACGAACATGACGTGCCGGTGTCACAAATTCTTGCGCTGACACCTGAGCGTCCGCTCATCGGTCAACGCTGTGGGAAAACCGCTAAAACCCACTGGCTCGTTTTCATGAAGGCGCTAAAAACCGAAGACTGGGTATGATCTCGAAAAAATCACTCGCACAGGTGCCCCTCGAAGTGAGGCAGCAGAAACTCAGGAAAGCCCGGGAGATGCTCAAGGCTGGCTATGGCGTTGTCATCACCGAGAAACGTGTGAAAACCGGCATGGACAAACTGCGCCAGTGGGCCACGGAGCTTAACTTTCCGCTGGAAGTGCGGAAAAAGGCGATATGAACCTCCGCACCACCCCCATCCCTGGTAAATGCCGTGTGCGCTGGTGCCGCAAGCCGCCGCGTAACATCGACACGCACCCGACAAGCCACCAGCTCTGCGGGCACCATTACAAGGCCCTCTGGCGGCAGAAGAACCCCGAGAAGGCCGCCTACGACAACCTGCGGGCCAGCGCACGCAAGAGGCACAAGGCCTTCAGCATCACCTTCGAGGACTTCATGGATGTGATCGGCTCCACACGCTACATGGACGACAAAGGGCGCACGCGTTACTGCCTCCACGTGGACCGCAAGAACACTGAACTCGGCTACATCCGTGGCAACCTGCGGGTCTGCACCTGTGAGGAGAATGTCCGCAAGGAGAACGAAGAACGGCGTCAACGGTTTGTCGATGCCAAGATCAGCAACCACACCGTCGAAGATGATGACGCGGACACGGAACCTTTTTGAAGTATTGACGGAAGATGTTTTATGCGCATCAATGACAGAGCCGCAGGGGATCGTGACTCCCGATGCGGCTCTTAACCCATCCATACAGAAACTATGAATAAGGCTGCCAAAAACCTGAAGCGTAAACGCGAGCGTATCAACTGGAAAAACTCACCCGGTATGAGATTTGGACGGTGGGTCGCGTTAGAAGTGTTGTCGTCGGATCGACACGGCCATGTGATCCTGTGCAGATGCGACAATAACAAAGACACCAACGTGTACATCAGCTATCAAGGGCTAACTAAAACAAGGTCACAGTGGGCTCGGTTACTTGGGATCACTAACTTGGCGTTGAGGGCTAGATTTAGAAGAGGACAATCTGTTGAGCAAGCCTTCAAGGGTATGGACTTTCCGCAAAAACAAAAACCGTGATTTTTTCTCCTGTCGAACCCCAGCCACGGGCCATCAGTTACGCGGTTGATCACAAAGTTGCGTTCCTTATGCTTGGCATGTCGTTAGGCAAGACCGCGATCATGCTCTCCACGTTTTGCAGGCTTTACGACAACCTTGAGGTGAACGCGATGCTGGTGATCGCTCCGCTCCGGGTCTGTAACTTGACTTGGAACCTTGAGGCTAAACAGTGGGACCAGTTCAAACATCTCCGCGTGTCCAATCTTCGCACACCTCTGGGGCAGAGGGCTTTTCTTGCCGGGGCCGCTCACATTTACCTGATCAACTACGAGTCGATCCCTCTGCTTGCAAAACTGGTGGAGAAACGCGGGGGCACAGTGCCTTACGAGATGGTGGTATTCGATGAAAGCACCCGCGCAAAATCAGCAAAGTCGAAGAGGATGGCTGTTTTTCGCAAACAGGTGCCCCCCGTCGAAAGAAGATACTGTCTATCGGGAACCCCCGCCCCCAACAGCCTGCTTGACCTGTGGGCTCAAGTTCGTCTCCTCGACGACGGCGAACGCCTCGGACACAGTTTTGAGCAGTTCAAGCGCACGTATTTCCATGCCACCGACTACATGGAGTACAACTGGGTCGCCAACGACGGGGCCAAGGAACGCATCGAGCAGAAGATCAGTGACATCACGTTGGTGCTGCGCTCGAAGGACTGGCTGACCGATGTGCCCGAGCCCGTGTTCGAGGATGTCGAGATCAAGATGGATGACGCCCTGGCTGCGCAGTATCGCAAGTTCGAGCAGGACCTCATCATGGAGATTCGTAACGCCCAGATCACGGCGATGAACGCCGCCGCGCTGGTCACCAAGCTGCTCCAGTTCACCAGTGGCGCGATCTACGACGGCGACAAGGTCGCCCACACCCTGCACGACCTGAAGCTCGAAGCCTTGCGCAAAATCTACAAGGACACCAAAGGTCCGGTGCTGGTGGCGATCAACTTCAAGCATGAACAGGACCGCATTCGCAAACTGTTTCCAGAAGCACGGTTCTTCGCGGACGCGAAAACCCAGCAGTCTCAAATTGACCTGCTGGCCCAATGGAACCGGCGCGAGATACCCATGCTGGTCGTCCACCCCAAATCATGCGGTCACGGCCTCAACATCCAGTTTGGTTCCAACACCATCGTGTACACCAGCCTGCCATGGTCGCGGGAGAACTACGAACAGACCATCGCCCGTCTGGTGCGCCGGGGGCAGAAAGAAGTCACCACCGTTTATCGTCTGATGTGCCCCGGCACCGTGGACGATGCCATCGCCACGTCGTTGGAAAACAAGAAGGACACCGAGCAGCGTCTCCTGGCCGCGCTGATGATGCTGGAGAGCGCCAAAGAACTCAAACTGAACGTACCTGAAATATGACCCCAGAGACCCTCACCTACTACTGCCCGCCCGGAATCGCTTCCGTCGCGCAAAAGGCGGCAGCCGTCTGGAACGACACGCTGCGCGACCTGATCGCGCTCGCTCCCGGCAATCAAACCAACATCCACATTTCATTCCAGTGGGGTGTCAGGTCCAAAGGCAACCCCACCCGCATCGCCGAATGCCAGCGCATTGGTCCGGACAAATGGCAGATACGCTTGGAGGCGTCTCTACGTTGGCGTCGGGATACCTTTTGGGACCGCTTTCTCGGCCGTGGCGAAGACACGTTTGCCACTCTCGTGCATGAGTTCGGACATGTTTTCGGCCTCCCGCACTCGGATGATCCTAACGACATCATGCACCCCGAGATCGGTGGCGACGGCAAACTCTCCAAAGGCGAAAAAGCCGTGTATCGCGCCCAGTTCCTCAAAAACCTTGAAGAAGAGCCATGACCACCATCCTTGACACCGCCAAACAGATCGTCGCAGGCGACCGCCAGCAGGACTACGGTTCCTGTGTGGAGTCGTTCGAGCGCATCGCCGCGTTCTGGAGCGCCTATCTTGGAATCACAGTCACCGCGAAAGATGTCTCGGCGATGCTGATCCTCATGAAGGTGAGCCGTAGCAAGACGAGCGACAAACTGGACACCCCGGTGGACATCGCCGGTTACGCCGAGTGCATGGGGCAGATCATCTCACACCGTGAACCTGATCCGGCTCCTGATCGACGACAATTTGCGCCGTTTGCGAAACACACCACCACCTTCGCGGGAGCCTGAAGAATCTGTATTGCCCTCCACGGTGCTCAGCCACCCTTCGTCGTCTGGCTCACCTACGGCGATGCCGACATGGCTGAAAGTAAACACCACAATGTCTCCGGCTTTGATGTCACCCTTGTGAGGTTTCTTTGTCTGGGTGGAGTTGTCTTGGGCAAGGCTCCAGTTTTCAAGGTTCCATGCCCCCGCCGTTGTGGGACGCTTGAAAGTCGCGGTTTCCTTGATCCCTGAGGTAGCCATGGCCTCGCGCACCACCCAGCACACGAACGCCGCGCACCAAGGCCAAGGCTCTTCCGGGTCAAGCCGGGTGGCGGCCTTGTACTGGTTCACGCGAGGTCCGCAGTTGGTTCCGTTGACTTCTTCCACGCCGACCTCTTTGAGGGCGGTTTCAACGATTTTGGGTGCGAGCAGGTTCATGGGACTACAAGTTTGGTTTTTGGGGAGTAGGACAGCCACGCCGGGGGAACCTCGGCTGACGGGATACGGTTAAGCAGCCTATGACCACCATCGGCCAGCAGTTTGTGGACGAACTCGGAACAAAACCACTTGCCGTTTTCACGCGCAGGTCGTTTGGAAAGGAACCTCGCCACGCTCCCATAGTCGTAGGGCTTGCCCAACTCAGCGTACGCAGCCTCGATGACTTCGGCATACTCGTCGTCGCTCATGTCTGGGACGGCGTAGTAATCGACGGAGCGCATGTCGTGCTCGGTCAGCACCCGGGTTTGCACCCCTGCGAACTCACGGGCCTCAATCACGCGGTCAAGGGTGTTCGGAAGCACGAAGGCAGCGTGGGAGTATTCCGACCGGGTCTGGGCCTTGATGAGCCACGACACCACGCCGGAACCACGGAAAAGGGCTATGCGGGGCTTCAGGTTCACGGCTTCTCCTTTGGTTCCTTGCGCCGGACGGACGGGTGGGCCGGGGAAAACGCCTCGCTCATGGCGTGGGTCACTGCGGGAACCACCAACGAGTCCACCTTGTCCGTGAAGTTCTTCAGCGCGTTGGCGACGGAGGCATTGGAGTCCGTGTTCTTTTTCAGGACTTCCAGAATCTCACGTATCAGCGAGAACAGCTTGGTGGCGATCCACCGAGCCATCCAGACGATGGCCGCACCGAACAGGATCAAAGCACACAGATAGATGTCGCGCTCCTGCCACCCGCTGACTTGGTCGGGCGTCGGCATCTGGGCAAGCATGCTGCCGACAAACTGCCATCCAGCCAGAAGGAGTGCCCCAGTGCTGCTAACAATCGCCAGCACGACATTGAAAGGCAGTTCGATCTGGTCGATGGGCAGTTTCATCACATCTCGAAACCTAGCTGGGTCAGAATATCTATGGCGTACTTGCTGGGGGCAAGTTTGTTGGCGTGCTGTTCGATGACACGCTTGAGCAAGTCCCGGGTTTTCTCAGGTAACAGGATTTCCCGCTCACCTTCATCAAGCCATTTGGCGTCGTCCTTGTAAAGGGGCGCGTCCAGGCTTTTCAAAAACTCAGCCGCTCGCAAGACCTCGGAAGGAGATTTGAAAGTGTCGGGGATGACAACAATGTTACTGAGGAGGATGCTGCTCCCGTTGGTGACTTTGAGGGTGTGGCTCATGCGTCAAGGCTATAAGGCTCCAGCGCTTCGTCAACTTGCTGTTTCACGCTATCGGGGGCAGCGAGATATTTCTCGCCAAGAGCGGTCAAATTTCGCAGGTTATACGCGTTGTAAGCCGCGACGTTGGACGCAGTTTGATCGTCCAACTGAAGCTGAAGGAACTGCGTCAAATCAACGGGAGGCTGGCCCGAACCCGCGTTGAACTGGTTCAAGCGGTATTGCCACGCTTCAGAGGTGTCGTCAGGGATGGTAAGGGTGGTGTTCATGGTCAGGAGATGACGGCGAGTTTGCGGGTCGTTCCGGCCCCATCCTTCACGGTGATGTATCCGGTGACCGTTTCGGCCCCGAGCGCGGAATGAACGCCGAATTGCAGCGTCCCGACACCAGTGGTGCCGTCCGTGATCTTGATGTAACCGGCAGAACCACGAGCCACACCCACGTCACGGGTGCCGTTGTAAGAGGTGCCGTCCGTGAACGACAATTGCGACGCCGAGTCACATCTCAGACCATCTGCCAAAAGGGTCACTGGGTAACTCCCACCGGCTTTAAAATTAACCCCATTGCCGCTGCTGTGGCGAGCAAATCCATTGTCGATGGCAACGTCTCTAGCAGAGTTGTTAAAAGCTATGCCACTTGCTGCCGTCAGTGTTCCGTCCGTCGTCAGTTCTGCGACGAAATTTCCAGCTGCCCTTGCTGCCCACACGCTGGGATAGTTCGGGTAGCTGCCAACCGCGTTAAGGTTCCACCCCACGGCTGACCCGTTGGTGTTCCAGTTGGTTGCAGCAGTGGCACCGGTAGGCTGGACCAAAAACTGCGGCATCGTGGTCGTTCCAGTGCCGCCGCTGAACAAACTACCTGTCAATTTCAAGGCCGGTGTCGAGGCCGCGCCGTTGGTAGAATTCACCAGCGCCCCGGTCATTGTGCCGCCAGCTAGGTCAAGCTTTGCAGCCAGTGCCGCAGCCAGGTCTGTCTGGTTACTCAACGTGCCGCCGATGCTGCCCCAATCGACGCTGCCTGAGCCCCCAGTCACGTTACCAAGAGCGACCAGGATCGCCTTGAGCACCTGGGAGTCATCCATGTTCGTCAGCGGGGCAGTCATGCCCAGCTTGGTCATGGCGGACTGGATTTTGGCGTCAGAGGCGATCTGGGACATGTCAGGAGATGAGGTTGGCTGCGAGCACGAGGATTTGCTTCAGGACGTTGGAGTCGTCACCAGCAATGGGCTGGCCGCCCAGGGCTTCTTCGGCCCGTTGGGCGGCAGACTCCGAGAAGGGAATGACCGGCGTGAAGGTCATCGGTATCCCTCCGTCTTCATGGCCTCGCGCAAGGCGTTTTCAGACGCCTCGTAGCTGTCGGCCTCGGTTTCTTCGCCGGGGGCCGCAGCCTGCCCATCAAAGGACTCGAACATCAGGCGGCCATCTTTGACTTTGGCCTTGGCGATCACCTCGAAAGTCTCACCGTCCCGGACGTTGGGAGGCATCGGGAAACCCTCGGGCAGAGGGATGCTCATGTCGGGGGCTGCGGAGACTTCCTTCTCCACTTCGACCTCGACTTTGGGAGCACCAGATTTTTCCGGCATCTCCATCTCGGTTTCTTCCTCTTCCATGTCGGGAAGCATTTTCATGAACGTGCTTGGTCAGAGTTTACGTGTTGAAGGCGTGCCCGGGTTTTCAGGCCACGGGCACGCCGATGAACAACCGAGGACGATTAGTAGCTCGGGCAGGTGTTGCCGACAACGGCCGGGCAGCGCAACACCATGATGGCGTAGCCATACTGCGCGTTGACCGTGGGCTTCCAGGCGGCCATCAGGTCGGCGGCATAGACGCCGATGTTGCCGAACAGGTTGTTGTCCACGTTCGGGATGTTGGCCCAGATCACGTCGCCGTTGTAGTTGACGGCCTTGAAGCTGGTGCCAGCACCGAGGGAAGATTTTGGACGCGGAGTCTGCCGGATGACAGCTTTCGGGTTCCAGATGTACATCACCTCGTACTGAGCAGCTTCGTAGTCAGGGTTGACGATCTGCTGGTTGCCGCCGATGGAGCTGGATGCCGTGGTGTAGTAAGGCACCTCGACGTAGGCACCGCCCGTGAAGTTGTAGCGGGGCATACGATAGTCGATGCAGTGCATGTAGCCACCGTAGGCACGGTCAATGCCCCAGGACTGCATCAGGTAGGCACCGCCATCCTTGCCCATCTGGGCGTAGCGAACGTCCTGACGGACGCCAGCGTCGTTCTGGATGATGTTCTGGCTGGCCTCGGCCGAGCAGATCAACGTGAGCAGGGCCGCGCCATTGGACATGGCATAGGGCTCCTCGCCGCCGCCGTCCTGCATGATGCGGTTGTAGAGGCGGTTGAGGATGCTCTGGCTGGCGATGTAGGTCGCCGGGGTGTTGGTGAAGCTGGTGCCGGTGGTCACCGTGGCGGAGCTGTTGAACACCACCTTGTTGACCCAGTACTGGAACCAGTATTTGGAGCGGTCCTCCCACAGATCGACGACGTTGCCGACGAAGTTCTGTTTGGTCTGGGTGACCTGCTGCTCCCACTCGTAGGAGAAGCGACCGTCCGTCAAGCAGATGTCGCTCGACTTGATTTGGTTTTGCTCCACACTGTAGTTCTGGATCAGGCGGGCCGGGGTGATGACGCCGGGGGTGAGCTGACAGTTGTTGACCGGGGTGTCCGGGGACTGCACTTGAGTCCAGCCGCTGCCGCCGACGATGCCGGAGCGCAGGGTGGATACGGTGGACGGGTTGTAGCCGATGCCGTCAGGGAAGTTCTGCTTCTCCATGAGGGCGGAAACGCGGCCCTTGGCACGCATTTTTTGATAAACCTGACCCTCAAGACGAGAGGCGTCAGACGCGAAGATTTGACCGATGGTAGCCATGATGATGTGGAAGGAGGTAGGTGGGTTAAACCTCTCGCCACGGGCCGGAGCTTTGATTTCGGGCGTGACAAGAGAATGCCTCACGGATGAGGCCTCTAACACGACCGGTGAGCAGCCGACCAAACCCTCGCGGGTTCCTTTTAACTCGTTGACGCTTTCATCGCTGGTGAGCAGGCAGCCCGGAAAACACGGTATTTCAACTCGGTGCGAAGTTTATATAGCGACGGAAATAATGTCAACGTGCTGTTTTATGGTTGACGATGCCTGGAAGGTGGGGTATGCGTTTGTTTCCACGCAGTGCCCGCCATGGGCGTTGATTGGCAGTGACATATCCCGCGACTGGAGAGTGCGGGCCTCTTTCGAGAGGATCATACGACGACCTGACCCGGCAGGCGCAACTTTCCAGCCCGGGAACACTTCAAAACGCCCGATAGCTTAGCTTGGTTGTTATCGGCGCATGTAGTCGTCAGCCTGTCGAACGCGGGCCATGAAATCCTCGTCGGACGAAGGCACATTCGGATCACCGTCGTCCGTTTGCCGCTCGCGGGCACCGGGACGCGCAGCGATCAGGGTGTCGCGTTCCTTCTTGAGCGCGTTAAACTCCTTGGTCAGGTTGTTGAGACGGCGGATCAACACGGCAGCCACCTGAGGTGACTGCGCCTGCAAAGCCCGTTCTTCCGGGTCGTCGCTGATGGTGGCGTTCTCGATGGACGAGGTGAACTCTTTGCGCTCGTCTTCAGTCATCCCTTTGAGCACAGGAGCCAGTTTGGTCTCGACCAAGGACTTGCTTGCGGCCAGGGCTTTCTGCCACGCCTGCTGCTGCTCGTAGGTCTGTTTTTCGTTCCCCTGGTTGGCAAGGGCTTCTTGGGCTGCACGCAACTCGCTGGCCTTGGACTCGATCTCCGCGCCTTTCTGCCACGCAACGTGAAGCTGGTCAGCCATCTTGTAGAGGCTGGCCTTGATGGCCGCAGGCGCGTCGTCGGCTTCCTCCACCAGCTTGTCGATGGCGATGGATCGCTTCCACTCGCTGACTTCGGACATGGCGTGGAGCATCTTGTCCATGTCGATCTTGAATTCGCCGCAGACTTCCTCGATGCCCTTCTCGGCCTTTGCCAACGGAGCAATCACACTTTCCTGGTATTCCTTGGACCGCTTGACATCGTGGATGTCACGGAATTTCTGGAGTTCCTCAAGTTTTTCCTGAACCTCCTTGGACACCGGAGACTTGCGCAGCTCCTCCATCTCCTTGGTCATGGCCTCGACCTTCTTGGTCAGTTCGTCAGCCACCTTCTCTTTGGCCTTGAGCTGCTTCCACCGGCTCAGGCCCTTCTCGTTGGTACCCTCGGGCGGGGGCTCTTCGTCCGCAGGTTTTTCTTCCTCCACGACCTCTTCCTCAACGGAGCCCAACTTGTCGGCGGCTTTCTTGGGCTCGGGCTTCTGCGCAGGATCGGCCTTTTTCTCCAAGGGCTTGACCTCGGGTTTCGGAGCTTCCTGTTGTTTGCGGGCGACGTTGTCAGGATGATCGTCGGCTTGACGCAGCTTGTCGAAAAAACTGGACTCGCCGGGCACCTCGGCGTCACCACCATGGTCGGTCAGGACCGGGGCGGCTTCGGCGGCAGGGGCTTCGTTGAACAAGGGGAGATGGCGCAGGAACATGGCGTGTTATTTGGCTGGGGTGCGAAGGTGGGCGGGAAGGGTGTGGTCGTAGGCGTTGTCCATGAGCAAGTCGAGGTTCTCGTTGGCCTGCACGGGGTGGGTGAGTAGGTTGAGCTTGTCGAGCCCCTGGTTCACGCCAGACATGAGCAGGTAGCGGCGAGCCAGACAGATGTCGGCGAGTTGATTGGTCTCCGTATCGGTTGGAGGCTTGGGCACTGCTGACTTGCGAATGATGGACAACGCCAGTTGCAGAGTCGGGTCAGCCAGCAACGCGGCCAGTTTTTGGCGATGCTCGGCGGATTGCCGAAAAGCCTGGATTTCTTCAGTGGTGGTGTGGGTCATGTAAAATCAACCTGCGGTCTGTTTCCTGATCTCGTTCGCCATCTTGGCGTCGTTGAAAGCGAGGTCCTGCTGCTTCTTCGCCAGTTCAAGGCGCTGTTTCTCGGCCTCGAACCCGAGCTGCTGTCTCTTGGCCTGAACGTCGAGCATCTCCAGACGTGCCCCGGCGTCAGCCGACTGGCGCAGGATGCCGAGAGGAACGTCACTGCCCGGGGCCTGTTGACCGGCCTGCTCCTCGGCGCGTCGGGCCTCGGCGGCAAGTTTTTTCTCCCCGTTGACGACGACTTCCTCGATCTCGGAAAGGGCCTCCTTGAAGGTCTTGGAGAGCGGGTTCTCCGGACTGATGTAAGCCATGTGCTCCACTGCGTGACGCCAGATCGGCCCCATGAGTTCGATGGCCCGGGCAAACTCGATTTGAAACTGGCTGAGCTGACCATTGATTTCCGAGAGCTTGGCGAGATGGGTCGCCACGTGGACCGTGTGATCCTGATTCGGCTCAATGACCGCAGGCTGCCCAAGCTCCATGAGGGAGTTCTCCATGTTGGCAACTTGCACGTCAATGGGTGGCCGTGACCCCGGTTCGGCGGGAACAAGGAGGTTGGCGAAGCTGATCCCGGCGTAGGAGGCGGTGTACTGACGCAGCAGAAGTTGCTGCCCTTTAGGGTCGTACATGCCGATGTTTGGCATGAGAGCATCAAAAGATGCCCGACGTTCCTGAGCAGACCCTTTGCCGACGCCACGGTTGATCTCGATGGCGTCGATGTCGATGTTGTAGAGGGCTTCGAGGGGCACGCCACGAGCGACACACCGTTTGCGCATCTTGAAGGCTTCAGCGCCCCCGGGATGCGCGGCAGAGAGTTCACGGCAGGTCGCACGGCGGACCACTTCCTTGAAGTCGTTCTTCCACGACTCGAAATACAGGTCCATGCCAGCCGTGGTCAGTTGACCGTCAATGGCCGTGTTGGTCTTGATTTCTTCGGCGGTCTTGGGGGCGTTGTTGGTGTAGCGATAGGCTCCACCTGCTTGGCGCGAGCGCATCTGGAAGATGTTCTGCACCTGTTGGATCGCCGGGATCAGGTTGTTCTGGAACGGGATGTGGTTCAGCTCCACGAACTCCACGTTGGACCCGATGCGGTTGTAAGGCCCGATAGGCCGGACCATCTGGTCGATCAAGGTGTCCTCGGAGTCCGCCTTCAGGTGGGGGGTGGCCGACCAGCAAGCCATGTCCACGAACTTGCAGGTGAGCAGGTTCAGGTAGAGAGACCCGTTGAACCCACGCCATGCGTTGCCCCGGATGCTGTAGAAGTCACCGTTGCTGCCGACCCCGTCCGTGTAGGCCGTGACGAACTGCGACATGTTCTCATAAAGACCCTCGCACTTATATAGAAAGTCCCCCTGACCGTCGTAACGCCCGATAACGTGAGTGATGGAGCCGTCCATCTCCTTGACCCAGCCGTGGACGATGTCCACTGTGATGGCTCCCGCACCGCTGAAATAGTCCTGGTCCTTGACCGACTCTTGCAGGGTTTCCGGGTTTGACGTGTCGATGACGGTCGGTTGAGCACTGCGGATAGCTTCCCTCACGGCCCTGACGTTCCAACCTGCTTTCTCCGCCGCCTCGGGGTTCCTGATCTTTTTCTCCAGCTCGACCGGCGACATGTAGTCTCGGGCGCAGAAGAAGTCCTGCGCCTCGATGGAAGCCCGTGTCCTTCGCGGCACCTTCAGCCATTGGAGCGACGTGACTTTCCAGCGCCAGTCGTATTTGTCCTCACGGTAGGTGAAAGCCACGCCGAACATGGTGAACAGGTGGACGCACATCTGCCGGTTGAACGTGAACTCAGGCCAGTTGCGGATCATGCGGCTGATCTCTTCCGCGATGATCGGTGCCCACTGTTGGCGTGCCAGTTCGTCGGCGTAATCCGCCTTGAGCGGCGTGGTGCCGAACACGTCAATCGAATCGAACACGTCGTTGTAGGGGCGCTCGATGTCCTGTTGCGACTGGCTGGCATAGCCCCAGTTGGCGTTGGTGCGCCCACCCAGGCCTAGCAGGCGATCCTGGTCTGAGTTGAAAGGAGGGTCACCGTCCACCTGACTCTGCACCTTCGCACGGGCACGACTGGAGCCGAGGTCCGAGGTGAAGAGATACTGGTAAAGCCCCGCAAGGGCGGCAGCCGACTTGACCCGGCCACGTTCGATGATTTCGCCCTCCTCATCGACAACGGAAGGGAGGGAAGCGGGAAGAGTGGGTGATGCGCTTGCGGAGGAGATCATTCCCGACAGTAAGATTTTCTGGAATAAAGATCAATGCTGTTGTTAGTTGCACCGTCAAGAAGTATTTCTATATAGTCGCAAATTCATGGATCAACGCAAAAAGCCACAGGCCAAACCCCGTGTCGGAGTCTCCCGGCAGCGTCGGTGGCAGCTCCGGCAGTTTGCCATGAGGAAATGCATCAAGTGCGCCAAACCGGTGCCGGATGGCTCCCCGCTCTGCAAAGAGCACCGCGCCAAGGCCAAGGAGAACCGGAGACGGCGGGACGGCACGGTCAAGCATTACACGTCGGCGGAGGACTGGAAAAACATCGACTGGTCCCTCCCTGTGCAAGTGATCGCCGACCAGATGGGCGTCGAACCGGGCACCGTGAGGTGGCGTCGTCGCACGGTCGGCAAACCTCCGCGAGTCAGCAAGGAGGAGGCGTGGGCGGCGATGGACTGGACAAGGCCGCACAAGGACATCGCGGCTGAGATGAAAGTCACCCTGCGCACGGTGAGGTGGCGCTACTGGAAGAAACACCGAAAGGCATGAGTCCCAAGAATCTGAAAGTCGATAAATATGGCCTGTCGTGGAACCCGGTCCCGGACATGCAGGGCCGTCTCGTGCCAGCGCCGGACTGGTACATTGAGCGCAACATGTGCATAAAATATGACGAGTTCAAAGAGCAGCTCGAAAAACAGCGGCCGGACTTCAAGATGATGCCGTGGGCCGAGCACTTCGCCCGTCTGGTGAGGGCCATCTTCGGCAACCCAGACGGCATCTACCATTTCGAGTGGAACCCCAACGCCATCCGCATCCTCAAGAAATTCCGTGAGAAAAGGATTCTCTCCATCGCGGGACACGCTTCGTCGTCCAAAACGGAGACCATAGCCATGATCGGGGTCATGATGTTCTGGCTGTTCCCGGAAGACGTGAAAGTGATCGTCACCTCCACCACCATTGCCGCCGCACAACAAAAAGTGTGGGGCAAAGTGAAGCTGATATGGCAACATCTTGCGAGGTTTTTCGGCGGAGAAGAGCGATTGCCGGGCAGATTGATGGACTCCAAGAACATCATCCGCTACGAGAACAATGGAGTGAAGCACGAGCTTCGTGGGCTCGCGTTGGTGCCGGGGGAGAAGTCCAGCTCAAAAGAGTCGTCGGACAAGGTGCAAGGAACCAAGGCCCCGATCATGGTGGTGGTCGGCGATGAGTTTGACACGTTGGAGCACAGCCTCGTCAACACCATCTTCGGCAATTTGTCCTCCAACAACACCGTTTACCTGCTGGCGTCGTTCAACCCGACGAGCTACTATTCTCCAGGGGGTGTCATCTCCAAACCCGCCAACGGCTGGCATTCCGTCACGGAGTCCGACACGGAGTGGGAGACGATCATTGAGCCATTCGGCAAGAAAGGTTACTGCATCCGTTTTGACGGCGAGAAATCTCCCAACGTCGTTGCCGGTTACAAGAAGTGGAAGGGCCTTCTCTCTATCGACGAGATCAAGCAGTACGGTGGTCTCGGTTGCACCACGCCAACCTACTATTCGATGGTGCGCGGCTGGTGGAGCGCCACCGGCAGCGTGGACTCGATCTACTCGGAAGCCGAGGTCATTCAATATCGGGCTGATTCCAAGGTCCGCACCTGGACCGAGGCACCCGTGCTTGTGGCAGGTCTCGACCCCGCGTTCACTCATGGTGGTGACCGGGCGGTGCTGACCATCGGGAAGGTCGGGTGGGCGCAGTCCGTGGACACGGGGGTCACGCAGAAAGTGTTCGAGGTGCAGAAGTTCTATGTGCTTGATCTCGACATGACCAACACCGCCATGTCCAAGACGGAGTGGGTGGTGAAGCTCGCCAAGGAGAAGATGAAGGAACACGGCGTTGACGTGCGCAACCTAGCCATTGACGCCACGGGTGGTGGCGAACCCTTCAGCGCCCTGGTTGCACGTGATCTCGGCATCGGGTTTCTGAACGTCCAGTTTGCCGGGAAAGCGTCCGACCGCCCCGTCTCCAAAACGGACACACGCAAAGGCCGTGAACGGTTCAAGAACATGGTCAGCGAATTGTGGTACGTCGGCAAAGAGTTGATCCGCTCCGGGCAGTTCAAAGGGATTCAACCTGACATCGTGACGGAAATGGTGGCCCGCACGTATGAGGAAACCTCCGGCGTGGTGAAAGTCGAGAGCAAGGACGACATGAAACTGCGCACCAAGAAGTCACCGGACATCGCGGACTCGGTGTTTCTGTGCCTTCACGTCGCCCGCATGCGCCACAACCTCAGCAGTACTGAGTCTGCGGCCAAGCGGTCAACACCGCAACGGAGCCAGTCTCTGTTCCCTGCCGTTGACCTGAACGCCCGCCGCAGCACGTCACTGATGCCGGTCGAGACCATCAGTGACGCGGGCGGGTGGGGTTATGGTTAAATCTCCACGTCCTTGAGTTTCCGTTCACGCTGACGGTTGCGGTTGACCAGACGGTGTTTCTTGCACAGCCCGCTCTTGTAACCTTCCTCGGACGGACTGCCGCACATCGGGCAGCGCCCTTCCTCGCGCATTCTGATCTGCCAGCGTCGTTGCCGGGAGAGTGTCTTTTTCTTTGCCATGCCGAATTATGCTTGACCACGGCGGCCCGTCAAGGCTATATGTCACGGAAATGGACGAACCTCCCACCGAAATCCTGACGCGTCCGTCAGGCTCGTTTTACGATCAGGACTATTACGAGAACGGCCCGGCCACCGGCAAGTCGAACTACCGGGACTACCGTTGGCTGCCGGACCTGACCCTCCCGATGGCGGACTGGCTCAAGCGCCTGCTTCACATCAAGGACGGCGACACATTTCTCGACGTGGGCTGTGCGAAAGGATTCCTGGTCAAAGCCCTCCGCATGCGCGGCGTCAACGCCCACGGGTATGACGTGAGTACCTACGCCGTCTCACACTGTGACGAGGCTGTTCGCGGATACGTGAGCAGTGACCCCAAGGTGCTCGTGGAACATTGGGACCACGTGCTCCTGAAGGATGTTGCCGAGCACATCCCTCTCGCGGAGCTGACCGCGCTGCTTGAAAAACTGGTCGTAGCCACCCGCAAAAACCTTCTGTTGATCGTCCCCCTCACGTGGCACCCGAACGGTCCATATCTCCGTGATGAGGACAACGCGGACCCCAGCCATGTGAACGCCCAGCCGCTCGAATGGTGGATGGACCTGCTGCGCTCTGTCACACCTCTCAAAGAAGGCCCCATCACAGGGTCGTGGCACTACCCCGGAATCAAACCTGCGTCCGAGATCGTGCATAAGTCCTGCGGGTTCATTCAGTTTACCCGGGTATGACCCTCGGCACCGTCTGTCACTTCCACGCCGAGCCTCACGCGCTCCCCGGCTTCATCGAATGCGCTGAGAAGATGTTCGACGAGGTCGTGCTCGTCTCGTCACCGCCTGACGGCACCCCACCTGACGAACAGACCATTGAGATCGCGAGGAAGTCCGGGCACCGGCTGATCTTCGACACCATCTCCCGTGGTTTCGGTGTCCTGCGCACCCGCTGCATCAGCTACTCCAAGTGTGACTGGCTGGTCCTCGCCGACGCGGATGAACGCCTGTGGCCCACGGTTCCGCACCTCTCGGTGACAGGCACTGGCAAGTTCCCCGACACGCTGACCCCGGACCTCACGGTCACGCAGCATGGGGTGATTGACCAACACGCGACGTTGCGTGAGCAGATCGCCAAGGCCGACCGCGAGGGCTCACTGGCGTTGTGTCTCTCGCGTCGTCACTGGTTCGGTGCTCCTGGTGAATGGGACCGCCCGTGCCAGAACTGGAACGAAGGCGTCGGGGAGCCTGACTGGCAGCTCCGGTGCCTCAAGCAGTCCAAGTGGCTGTGCTACGACCCTGAACGGAAGATGCACGAGCTGCTGAAGGACACCCGCACGTGGTCCGAGCCCAAGTTCAACCGGGCCAACCTGGACACGGGTCCGTTCATTGACCACTACTCACACTTTTACCGGGCCAAGGAGCCGGAGCAGAACACCGAGGACATCGCCATTTACGAGGCCTTGGAACCCGGTGTCACCAAAGACATGTGGATTTCACACCAGCCAAGGATATGACCGCCAATTATTCTGAACTCAACGACATCGTCATCGTCATCGACTCACCACGCCCCATCAAGACGATCTCCGGCATCGGAGGCGTCTCGGCGGACGGCACGCCCTACGTCTTCGATCCCCGGACTCGCAGCTTGCGCAAACTGGGGCCTGACGGCAACATCCTCAAACGCACCCGCATGTCCAAGAAGGAAAGGCGGGCGCTCAAGAAAGCGATTCAAGACCACCAAGCATGAGTTTCTTCGACAACGTCAACAAGGTTTACGCCACCTGGAACTACGACTCTCCGCGAATCCTGTACAGTTTCGCCCGCGCCCTCAAGCCGAACCACCTTGTCGATTGCGGCACCTACCGGGGCTTGTCTGCGGCGTGGATGGCGAAGGCGTGTCAGGAGAACAACTTTGGCGTCGTTCACGCCATCGACAACTGGTCTCTCCTGGAGCATGCGCAAATCCTCGGCGACAAGACCCCAAAGCAGCACGCTGAGGAAAATCTCACCGTCCTCGGTGTGCGCGAGTGGGTCCGGTTCCACGATGGCGACACGCACGATGGCGCAGTGTGGCCCGAAACAGTGGACTTTGCTTACATTGATGCTTGGCACAGCCATGAGGCATGCCTCAACGACACCTGGAAAGCCGTGGAGCGCGGAGCCACGTTCGTCGCGTTTGACGATGTCGAGAACTGCGTCGGACCCCGGTTGTTCGTGGACCAGCCCAACCTGTTCAAGGAGAGGGACTGGCAGCGCCTCGACCTGCACTCCGACAACGGACTCACCATCTTCATCCGGAAGAAGGCGAGAAGGCTTGTCACGTTCTCCCAGGAACTGCCTTACCCCAACCCCGGCGTTGACCTGCGCCCGCTGACGCTGGAGCAGCAGAAAGCCCACTTTGACGAGGCCAGCGCCATCACCGGGCTGGACTACTCCCCGCTTCTCGACCACACTGAGCACGTATGAAAGCCATCGCCGTTTATCTCCGCACCATGCAGTTCATCGCGCACCGTGCGCACATTGAAACGCATGGGTCCACGTTCTTCGAGGACCACAAGTTCCTTGGGAAAGCCTACGAAGACTATCAATCCGCCTACGACGCCGTGGTCGAGCGCATGAAGGGCCTCGGTGAGCAGCTGGACCTCAACGCGATCACCTTGGAAGCTGCTGAAACGGCAGTTCAGGTGAAAGACACTATCGCAGTCAAACTGATGGAGCGCCTGTATGGTTGTGAGGTCACCTTGTGCAAGCTCATCAAGATTGGGTCGCCCAAGGCTTCGGTGGGAACGCAGAACCTGCTTGCCGGGATCGCCGACGAGTCCGAGGTGCGCCAGTACAAACTCAAACAGAGGACGTTGTCGTGAAAATCATCAACCTAGGCTGCGGAGGCACAAGGCCCCAAGATTCCAAGTGGATCAACGTGGACAACTGGGAAGGTGGTGGTCACGAGATCAACGAGCCCAATTTTGTCCGTCACGACCTGCGACAGAGACTGCCGTTCGACGACAACACTTTCGACGGGTGTCTGTGCAGCCACGTCCTGGAGCACATGGACTGCCGTGAGGCCGTGAAGGTGATGCGCGAAGTGCTGCGTGTGCTCAAGCCTGGGGGCGTTTTCCTGGTCAGCGTTCCCGACGCCAGCTACTTCCGCAGCGTGTACCCGGACGACCGCAATGAAAACTGGCCGGAACTCTTTGAGGTGAGTGACCCGCCGAACCCGATCCCGACGTGGTTCGAGGCCGCCCTCTGGTTCGATCAGCACGCCCAGATATTCACGGAAGACTCCTTGTGGGCGCACTTCGTCCGTGCGGGGTTTCCTTCCCACCTCGTCCACAACGTCGGAAAGGGAAACGTCGGTGACTACGGCGTCCCTTCTTTCTGGGAGATGGCCCAGCACCTCAACCGTCGCAAATTCTCACTCGAAATGTGGGCACAGAAAGCACTATGAACCCTTCTCTTGAACCGCTTCCCGGTGGAAATGCCTCGTGTAATCACGAGACCCCCGAATCCATGAAAGAACTCTTGAACGAGTTCACCAGCACTTCATCAAAAATACCATGGCACCGTGACATCATCGACGGGCTCCATCAAGGTCGCGGTGTTCCAAAAGTGAGCGGCATATTTGTTTCAGACACCTGCCAGCATAAATGTGCCTTCTGCTCTACAGCCAACCGTCAAGGAGACTCACTCACCATGCACCAGATCGAAGTGTATGTTGACCAGTTAATCCCTCTTGGTTTGAAAGCGGTCATCCTGAGCGGTGGTGGAAATCCGATCCTCTTTCGGGACAAATCCTGTGGCGCTGATTTCAACGACTTGGTCAGCCTACTTCATGGTAAAGGGTTGCAGATTGGCCTGATCAGCAATGGTCTCAAAAACATGGTGGAGTACCCTTGCGGGCGCAAATCGTGGAAAACCGTCAGTCCTGAAACCTTGGACAAACTGACGTGGCTGCGAATCTCCCTGAGTGCTTGGGACCATGGGGAAGAAGTGGAGGTGCCTGACATCAATCCAGACCTAACGGCTTTAGGGGGAAGTTGGGTTTACCACGATCAGTACCTAGACCCCAAAGACCGACATGGCAAAGTCAGCCGCCCAGAAGACTTGCAAACTCCGTTGCTCGCAGGTGAAGAAGAAACCCGGGTCATCTGGGGCAGAGACCGCCTGCCATTCATCAAACAGAAGTTGAAGGAACTGCTCAGCACCAAACCCTTCACATACATCCGGGCGTTACCCAACTGCTATGAAGTTCAGAAAATCCCTGAGCGTTGCACCGAGCTAGAACAGATGGCGTTGGAGGTTGACCCGCGCATCATGGTGCAGTACAAACCGCCTTCACCGCACACCTGCTGCCTGCTTGGCTACTCGCACCCCGTGTTGTGGCCTTCGGGTGACGTAACGCCCTGCGACTCGGTCACGCTGCTTGACCAAGCCAACCGCTCACAAGGAGGCCAAGTGTACGTCATTGGCCGTTGGGACACGATTCATGAACTTTATGGGAGGCCTGTCCGCTCTCTCATTGACCCCTTAGTCCACTGTCAAAAATGCGTCTTCGGGGCACAGAACCGTGCGCTGGATGCCATTTGGAAAGGGGCTGACCCACAGCCTGTGGGGAGCTTGCCGAAACACGTGAACTTCATTTAACGTGCTTCCACGTTTGGCGATTCACTATATGGCACACCGAACGACTCGGATCAGGCGACGGCGAGCAACAAACTTTCGACACCATGACAAATCCTTTTCGAGCCGTCGCCTGCATCCGTTTTGTTCGGCGTGTTGGGCTGCTTGCGCTGCTTCTCATCGCAGGACCTCCATACCTGATCGTGCTGCTGTTTGTGAGTCCGGCTGCGCTCTGCGTGGATGATTCAACTGATCCAATTCACAGGCTGATCGACCCGCTCTTTTGGTGGTGGGATTCGTGGAAGGCATGTCGAGCTACGCCGAACGACCCAAGCGCAGGCACCGCCGAATAACCACAATTACCCCACGTCAACCATGCCGCCTCCATCGAAGACAGAAGCCGCCGAAGTCCAGACCGCCAAGGCGGTTGATCCTGCCGCGATTTGTTCGCTGCGGCGTCGTTTGCGTAAATCGGTAGCAAGCGTGCTCAGGTTTGCGCTTGATTTATCACACCCAGCGCGGAGGACAAACTAAAATGCTGATCTCCACCCAAGGCGACTGCGGGGATGCCCTGTACCTCCTCAACCTGATCCGCCAAATCCCGAATGGCCCTCACACGCTCTGCCTGCGTCCCGGTGGCGGCACGAAATATCGCACCCCCGCCGACCTGCAAAAGTTGCATGATCTGATCGCCCCGCTGGCACTGAAGCAGCCATACATTGCTGAGGTCAAAATCATCGGGCCGGAGGACAAGGTTGACTGGGCCAGCGAGAAATTCCGCGAGAAGTTTTACACCCCGGGTGAGACGTTGATGCAGGCCCACCTGAACAACTTGATCAAGATTCACGGCATCGGCAAAGACTTCACCAGCAGAGACCCGTGGCTCTTCAACGTCGATCCTTCCCCACGATCCAAGGGACGCATCGTCATCAACCGCACCAACCGCTATCGGAACCCGTTCTTCATGTGGAGTGACGTGGTCGATCACTACCGTCACAGATTGCTGTTCGTCGGGCTGCATCACGAGTGGCGTGAGTTCGTCGGGACCTTTGGCTACGTCGATTTCCACCCTACCAGCAACATGCTGGAAGTGGCTGAGTTGATCGCTGGCAGCGAACTCTTCATCGGCAACCAGTCCTGCGCCAACGCGGTCAACGAGGGCCTCAAGCACCGCTCGATCCAGGAGACTGACCTCAACATACCAGACTGCATCTTCGGCCGTGAGAACGGTATCTTCTGCGCCAAAGGAGATTGCGAACTGCCTGACATCGACGGCTCGGGAACTCGCAAGATGAAGTTTGTCACCAACGTGTCCCAGATCAACCCGTCCACCATGCCTCCCGGAGGCTGGCAGTATCCCGGCATGCCGTCGCAACAGCACATCGACGCGGCGGTCACCATGCTGTGGCGAAACCAGCGAGAAACCTTCGAGACACACGAACACGCCCGCGTGGCAATCCTTCAATTCAACGCCGACCGCACCCCGGAGTTCTTCCAAAATGTTGACACCGGGGCGTCAAGGTATAGACTTGCCATGCAATCCGCTGGATTCTGAAATCTCCACATGAAACTCACCATCCCCGTCTCCCGACACGACGTGTCCCGCCTGCCGTCCTTCATCGACACCCTGATCCACTTTGGCGGGTTGACCGATCACTCGGCCTTCTTCTTCGCCACCCCGGCCACCATCGTCGAGGTCACCGAGCAGTCTGCACGGCTGAAGCCGCACATGCGCGAGGTCACGGTGGCCCAGGCGCTCTACGAACCTGAGTTCGGCATGCCCATGGACGGCGGCATCCTGTTCTTCGGCGCGGTGTTCAACCTTGGACGTTTACAGAACAAGGAACCGTTCTTGTGGCTGGAACTGGACTCACTGCCGATCAAGCCTGACTGGCTCAACCTGATCCAGCACGACTACTTTGCCAAGGGGCGTCTCTGCTACGGCAACATCGTGCCGCTGCCTTTCATCGTGAACGGCAAGCTCGAATACCGGGCCGGGGAGGAATACATGATGGCCGTGGGCGTGTACCCGCCGACCATGCACACGGATGAAGCCATCCGTCCGTTGATCCAGGACCTCGGCATGCCGCCTCACAGCAACCCGAAGGAGAACTTCGATACTTACATCCGTGGCGGTGTCAAAACCCTTGGCTGGGCCAACAGCAACCTGATCGCCGACATGTGGAATACTGGCTGTTACGAAGCCACCCCGGAAGGGATCAAGTGCTCGGCGCGGCCCACTGACAAACTGGTGCGCTGTCGTGGTGGACTCGTGCCTGCCACTGCCGTGCTTGTCCACGGGTGCAAGGACGACTCCCTGCGCCAGATCGTGATGGGGGAAGTGAAGGCCGTGGCGAAAACGCAGGTCGTTGAGAAGACACCGGAACCCGTGATTGAGTCAGCCCCGGCACCTGAGCCCCTCGAACCCGTGATTGAGTCAGCCCCGGCACCTGAGCCCCTCGAACCCGTGGAAACCGTTGCCCCGGCACCTGAGTCCGAACCGCCTGTTGTCCAGACCGAAGTCATCCCACCCAAGCCTCAACCACCGCAGGAAAAACCTTTCCTCGTGGACATGATCGAGCGCAAGCTGCGGGTCGGTTCCTACCGCATGAACGAACTCGCCAAAGACATCGGCGTGCGTGGCCCGAACCAGCTTGCCAAACTGAAAGAGGAAGTCCTTGGCTTCGGCTTCAAGGTGTCCACCCCGGGCTGGATCAGCCGTGGTGACAGCGTCGGAGAACCTGAGCCTGAGACGGTCGAAGTTCCTGCGGATGCCGCCGATGCCGCCGCAGACGACGTGGACATCTAACCCTCCCAACCATATGCCCAAAGGAACCGAAGTCGATAACGTGTATCAGGAGATGCTCCGCCAAGGCAAAAACAAAGCCTCGGCGGCACGCATCGCGCAGAGCATCACCGGGATGTCCCTGAAGACCGGCAAGAAACCAAAGAAGAAAACAGGAAAGCGGCGTGGACAGTGACACGCAACCTCAACGTAAACATACCTGTGGCAAGGTCAGTTACGAGTGGTGCCAAGTAGCCGGTGCAATTCCGGCCTTTCCTACTTCTTCCAGCACCCCTCTGGAAACTCCAGACCCGTGACATCCATTGCGTCGAGAGGCATGTGGACCGCCACCTTGTTGTAGCATCCGCACACCTTGCAGCTTTGTAGCTTGTCCTCACTTTGAGTGGCTGGCGGCATCCCGGCTCTCTCGGCCAGCCATTTGATCGCACCACGGCACCCCCAGCATCCGTGAACCACGACGTTCATGGGACACTGCGCACAGATGGCCGCACGACGGTCTGACTCTTCAGCGTCCACCCACTTGCCGCCACCTTCGAGCCATTTCTGTGCGGTCTTGGCAAAGCGCCAGATGTCGTCCATGGTGATCGTGCGCTCGACCTCGCCCACCTCGAAACAGTCCAAGTCAGGGTTCTGCTGGCACATGGAGTCCATGATCTCTTCCTCCCACGACGGAGGCGGCTCGACTTCGTTGGCTGCCCAGGCACGGCGCACGCGCTCCAGCACGGCCCCAAGATGATTGTCCTCAATGCGTACACCTGTCAGCGGGTCCGTGTATTTCCAGCCCCCGCGAGGCATCACGTTCTCATAGCGTGGTCGTTTCATTGTTGTGTCACGGCTTGTCGTTCGGCACGGTCACGGACCTGCGCGGTCAGCTTGCCGAGTAAATCTTTGGCCCCTTCGCGGTCCATCTTGGCGAGACGGTCGCCAAACTTCAACACAACTTTACGGTAGCCGTCGCCCACGAGGGTCACGTAACGCTTCTGCTCGGCGTCGGTCATCTCGCGGGACCGTTTGCCACGGCCTACGCGGCGTCCGCCTGGATTGGCGGGTGTCAGCCACAAGTCGTTGCTGTTGAGCTGGCCCAGCAGGCGATATTCACGCTCGGGCGGCTGCACCTGAAACTCACGGCTCCACGGGGTGCGTGACACTTCGACCTGTTTGCCGAAGATGTCGAGCAACGGACCACCGACGTAGCGACGATAGACGGGAATCTCCTTCCCGAAGTTTTCCCAGCCGTCGTACTTGCCCATCTTGCCGTCCAGGATCATGTCGGCGTCCTTGAAGACGCGTGGGATCATGCCGCCAGCGTAGTTGCCGAACACCCGGGACGCCCATTTTGCGCTGGCCTCGACCGGGTCACGGGTGTGAATGTTGCTGCCGAACACCTCCGCCAGTTGTGACAGCGAGGAGGCGTCCATGGTGGCTGTGGAAGCCGCCCACGCGCCCGTTGCGATCTTGTCGAGGGTCGAGGTTTCCTTCCACTTGTCCGGGGAGTATTTGATGCGGTCAGCCATGGTGCCGATGGCGGCGAGCACCGAGGACACCGGCCAGTTGGCATAGTTGTAGGACTGTTCGCCGATGTGGATGGTGTACTGCTTGCGACCTGCGGCCTGAAGCTGCTTGATCTGGTCTGGCGTGAGGTTCTTCCATGAGCCTTCGATGCCCCAGCCACGCTTGTCGTCGTCAGGTTCATCGCCGATGGCCTTGAGGACGTTGTATCCGACCATCGCCATCATGGCTCCGATGGCTTGGTTGCGCATGATCGCCTGGTTCTTCATCGGACCCGCGTAGTCTTTCTCGAACTTGCGCAACAGTCCGAGGCCTGGAATGAACCCGAGGGACTGGTTGAGTTTGTTGCCCGCGAACCGGGCGAAGCGCAGACCTGCGACGTTGAGCATCTGGTAGGCGAGGAAACGGTACAGATAGGCCAGTGCCTTGCGCGTGTTGCGTTCAATGGGGCCGTGGTCCTTGCCGTCCAGCCTTTCAGCTTCACGAACCGCCTTCTCTGCTGACCTTTCCGCCTTGTTGGCGACGCTGCGCACCGCCTGATAGAACTGACCCCCAAGGCCTTCCGGCGTCAGTGTCATGGCAGCCTGTGCGGCAGCGAACCCGGCGTCTTCAAGAACGTTGGCGTACTTGGCGAGCTGCTCCTCCATCATGTTGATAGACTGGCGTGTCACCAAGGCCTGCTCGGCTCCGGTCGTCGGCTCTTTGCCTCCCCACCACAAGTCGATCACCTTCTTCCGGTAGTTTGCCAGATCGGTCTCACTCGCGGCACGTGCCTTGTCGTACACCTTCTGGTTCAGGTAGTAGGAGATCGGAAGCATGCCGTGACGCGTGGTGGTCGCCGTGAACAAGTCGAGCGCGGAGAGCAATTTCTCGAAGAAATGCATGAACCGGCCGGTGGCACGAGCCACGGGGTTTTTGGACTGCGACAGTCTCCATCCCACCGACAGCGGGTTGTTGCGACCTGTCTCAAAGAACTGCGAGTAGGCCGGGTCCATTGCGGAGAGCAATTTCTTGTCACCTGTCAGGACGTACTGCCACGCGAGCTGGATGGCACGCGGCCACGACTTGAAGTAGTTGGTGAGCGCCTGACCTGTGGCGGCGAGACCCTCCGCACGACGACCGTTCCAGTTGGCGTTGAGCACCGTGGACACCGCGTGCCCCAGCACCTCGAAGGCACCGTTGGAGGCGGCAAGCCCGATGGTGAAGGCTGTGCGCGGCCCGGAGAGCACGGAGGTCACCCACCACGCTGACAAAATCTCAGCCATCGACATGCGGGTCTTCTTCGCGATGATCTTCGCCATCTCGTCGATCTTGGCGGTTTTCTCGTGCTGCGGAAGGTTGGGTTCCTGGAGTTCCCGGGACAACCGTTCGAGCGTTTTCTTCTCGCCCTCGGTGAGTTTCTCGAAACCAAACTTTTCTGCGATCTCCTCGGCAATGACATCGTTGGTCAGCTCACCACGGTTGATCGCCTGGATGAACTTCGGCACCGCGTCCTTGGCGGCGTTCTTGCCTTTGGGGGTGGCGTTTCGCGCTTTGAGGATGGAAGCGACTTTGGCCTCCAGGAGTTCTTTGCGCTTCTTCTCCCAGCGACGTGCGAACATGTCCGCAAGCTGCTGTTGCTCGGCAGCCGTGAGATTCGCGAGCAGCGGGTCCGCCTTCATGTAGTCCAGCATCTCTCTCGCCTTCGCCTCCTGCGACTGCGGCGACCCGCTGAAAATCTTCGTCCAGGTGGCGCTGTCAGGCAGGAGCGGAGCCTTGTCCCCAGAGCGTTTGCGAGCCTGCTCGATAAGCGATGTCAGAGTCTTTTTATCCGATCCAGTCATCAACCCTGAGCGGGTCTTGCCTGCCCGACGTGCCTCCGCTTTGGCCTTGCGCTCCTTGAGATCGGCCACCAACGAATTGAACGCCGCCACAATGTAGGCTTGGTCACTGTCCCAGCGTGCCGGGTCCACGTTGCCGATCTTGCCCACCTCGGAGTTGAGGAGGTCCTGGACTGTTTTCAAAGCAGCTTGCGGGTCACGCAAGATGTCCTCGTTGGTGCCAAATTTGGAGCCTTCCAGAGCGTCCCGGATCAGGCTGTAAGCCTGGCCACGCGCCCACATGCGAGCTGGCACCGAGGACGCGATGGCGTCAAGCTGTGCATCAACCGCCTCTTCAATCTCTGCGGCCTCTTCCTCGGTCAGACCTTCCTTGCCCTCGACGGCGCGTTCGGCAAGATACTGCCGGATGCCTTCACGGGAACGTTCCCACGCTTCCCGGATCATCTGTTCATTGGACCGGACACGTCCGAAGGTGTCAAGAGCACGTTCCCCCAAAGACTCTTTGGCCGTCTGCGCCTTTGGCAAGTTGAGGTTGTCCGCAAGGATGCTGGTGATCTGCCTGATGACGCTGTTCAGGTTTTTGACCGGGGCCTGCTTCGGCGTCATGGCCGACTTCACTTTTGAGATCAGCGAGTCGGAGATGAAGTTTTCAAACTGACCTTTGAGGTTTCCTGTGGTCGTCAAGGCGTCAATCGCCGTGGCAGTGTCCACCGGGATGTTGAGGCGTTCCTGCATGCGTTGGACCATGTCAGCAACCGCACGGGTGGTAAGGTCACCTTCGATGGTCTCGACACCGCCAGCCACTTTACGTGGCTTGCGCTGCCCGAGCAATTCGCCCAAAGTGGCGCGAAGTTCTGCACGCGTCCTCTGCAACTCTTTCTGCCTCTCGTCCGCCGAGAGTTTTGAGAGGGCCTGCTTCTCGGAGTCAGGAAACTCAAAACGTAGTGATGGCTTGGCATCTCCTGATCCGAGTTTTAGGAGGTAACCGATACGGGCAACAAGATACTTTGCCTTCTCCCACAGCGTGCGCTCTTTGGGAGAAAGTCCTTTCTCACCGATCTCCAGAAGGTCTTCTTCCAGGGCATCTTGGACTGCCCCGGCATCCTCTGCCGCAGCCGTCCGCCCCGCCTCCGCGTCCAACCGGCTCACCTCGTCCGCGTTCATCGGCGCGTTGGCGTTGAGGATGTCGCGGGCCTGCTGCATTTGCTCGTCCTTCATGCCTTCGAGCAAGAACAGGTGTTGGTACCTCGGGTCCTTGTGCAGGATGGCTCCAGTCCCTTGAGCACGTCCAATGCGGGAACGAATATCTTGATGCGCCTTGAACGCGTTGGGGTCGCCCCGGAGCATGGCCTCGGCCAGCAAGATGCCGAGCATGTCAGGATCGCGCTCGATGCCAAGCTGGCGGTGCAGCTCGTAGCTGTTGATGGCATCGACAAGTCCGTTGACGGGCACACCAGACTTGAGCAGCTCGTCCACGACCTGAATGGCCACGTCCGTGCGGCTCTTACCGGACTGTTGCGCGAACGAATGCACCGGGTAGTCCTTGAGTGGCGTCTGCTCGGAATCCTTGATCGGGCCGGAGGCTTCCTGAGCCTCCCAGACGGCACGGTTGAGGCGTCGTGCGGCGTCAGGACGGAGGCTGAATTTAGGCTGGCCCTCCTTCTGGATCGACTCGCGCATCGACGGCGTGATGTCCACGCGCCAGATGGGGGTGGTTTGTTGGCGCACAAGAACAGGGGAATCATCAAAAGAAATAGGAGACTCTTCAAACGATTCCTTTCGAGTCACTGCTTCCCCCTTCACCACGCCAGCTCCCCACTGTTTCACATACTTGCCGATTTCCTTCGGCAGGATGGTGTCGTAAAAGCCCTTCATGCCCTCGCCGCCGACTTTGAGGCCGTCTCCTTCGAGGGTGGCAAAGTTGTTCTGTTGAATCTGTTGCTCGGCTTTTTGAGCAGCTTCTTTGCCGATCAAATCCGCCATGCTACCACGTGCGACATCCTGCCGAATGGCTTGGCGGCCATCTTTGTAGGCTGTGATAGCCACCATGCCCGGTGATTTTTCCAAAGGGTAAACTTCGATCTTGTCCACCTGCCTGCTCAAATCATACCGCTCCGCCTGCGTCTCGCCGGTCGTCCAGCCGATCCACTGCTTGCCCGCCGCCACCGCGTCCGCGAGGGCGCGCTTGAACATTTGCAGCGGCCAGGTTGTTCGGAAAGGGGCGTCGGGGATGCCTGACGCAAACTTATTAGCGGCGGCTTTTGCCGCTTCTTCGGTTTGGAATCCCCCAACCATTCGACCCTCTTCGTTGAGAACTTTCCAGGTTTGAAGATTGGCATCCCATTTCACGCTTAGAGAGCGGTCACGTTGTCCCTGATACCCCTTCTCCCGTCCCTGCTGATGGCGATCGGACTGGATTTCCTCGATGAACGTCCCCGGCTGCCCCTCGGCGTCCGTGCGGTCGTTCAGCCGCATGTGCGCGACGTAGTTCGGCACGTCGGGGAAGTGGCTGGAGGTGTATTCAGGTGGTTCGTTGAATGCTTCTGCGGGCGTTTCCGTGATGATCTGCAAGCGCCGACTTTCTGGCAATTCAGCCCATTGAGGCTCGCCCCCACGACGAACAAAAGTGTTGTAATAAACAGCCGCTGCTTCTGTCATCGAACGTCTTTCAACCGGCATCGCCAGCACCACCTCGCGATAGTTCTCGCTGCCGGGTAGTTGGTATTGGGCGTATTTGGTTCCTGCTCCACTTTCGCCAGTGCCTATTTCCAAGTAATCCGCTAGTTGTTCAGCGGTGCCAGAACGAACAAAAGAACCATCGTCCACTCTTTCAAGAGCCAAGTCGCCAGCATCATCAATCACGCGGTAATCACCAAAAACAGCGCCCGGTTTGATGGTTCGATCTTGTCCACCCATCCGCACCTCCTCCAGCCTCACCGCGCCGTCGCTGGCGAGGTAGTCGAGCACGGCCTGTTTCGTGACCATGCCCTCTTGAGCATCAAGCCACGGCACGATCCCGCTCCACTTCAGTTCCTCTGCCTTGATGCCTGTCTGCGGGTTCGTGATGATGCCCTTGATGGTCGCGACATCGGCGCGATTCGGCATCTTATCCGATACGACGCGGGACAGTTTCGAGTAGAAGGGTGTCTCCGGCCTCATGGACGCCATCGGGCGTCCGGTCTCCAGGATCATCACGTAACTCGCCGGAATCCCTTGAGACGAGCGGACGTTGTAGCGGTCGGCGGACTGCTTCATCACAGCAGGCGACTCGGCGGACTCCACGTAGGCTCCGTTGTCGTTGTAGAGGTTCTGCACCTGCTGTCCGAATTCAGCCTCGGTCAGGGACGGAGCGGATGCCTTGGCGGCGGCGAACAGGTCGTCGAGCGACACCATGGCCGAGGACTTGCCACGCACGGCCGTGGCGTAGGCTTGTTGCAGGTCCACAGGGGTTGCGGGTGGGCCGTCGCGCATGAGGCGCAGGGCCTTCGCAGTGTCCGAGAGCGTGGCGTCAAGCGGGCTGGTGAAACGGGGGCGGAGGGAACCTTTGGCTACCTCCACCCGGATCGGCATCCCGTTGCGCGTCTCGACGTTGTTCTCGGACAGCTCCAACGCGGTGCGCAGCACCTTGGCGACATCCTGGATGTCCTTGAGGGTGACCTCCTGCACGCTGCCCGTGAGCTTTCGCCACAACGAGACAAGGATGTCCCACAGGGCCTTGAGCGGGCCTGACTTCGGCGGGGCCTTGAGGCGCTCGATCTTCTTCGCCAGAATCTCCTCCATGATCCACTCGCGGGACCGTTCGTTGGTGCGCCAGTCGTCAGCGTAGCCGTATTCCTCGGCCATCGCGTCCATCTCGGCTTCGTAGATGTTCTGAGCGCCCCACTGGAACAGCGCACGCCGGGTGTCCTTGTCGAGAGCATAGAACCCGCGATGCACCAGCCCTTCATGAGTGATGACGCGCTGCACCGCTGCCTGTTGCGGAGTAACCTCTTCTCCAGTCAGTTCGGACTGTTCCTTGGCGACACGGACATCGCCTTCGTAAACGCCGACGTTGTTGATGAACACGAACGCCCGGCCGCCGTCGAACAGACCTTCCAGTTGATCTCCTCGCGGGCTCTCCAGTTCGCGGCGGATGCCGGGGAAGGCACGGCCGAGGGATTCATCCGCAAGAAAATCCTCACGCGTGCCGATCCATGCCTTCTGCACTCCAGGCACGGCACCTTGAAGGCTGGTCATCGCGTTGATGCCGTCCACGGCGGACACACCGACCGAGACTTCTTCTCCGAGGTGACCGCGCAGTGACTTGATCGCTGCGGCACGGGCGTCGCGAACTGGGTTCGTCGGTTTCTTGCTGAAACGGATGTCCGGCGAGGTCGTCTGGAAACGCTGTGAGAGCGGGATCACGTTCCCCGCGTCGTCGTAGGTGACTGGATCGGCGGATTTGATCTGCCCTTCTTGCAGGGCTATGTATGAAGTTGACCCTTTATCCTCGAAGTCATTGCGATACTGCACGGTGTCATAGCCGCCAGACACCGCTCGCTTAATCACGCCGTCCCAGTCCGCTTTTTGGTCAGCCACTACCAACGGGTTAGACACCCTCAAATACGCAGCGGTCAGTTTACCAAGGTCTTCGATGTCAGAACCACTGAAATCCTCTTGGGAGGCATATTCTTCTAAGCTGCGGCGAGCCCTCTCTTCGCTACTGAACCCGTCCTCATCGACCACGTCGTAACTGTCCACTCCTTGTGATGACCAAAACCAGGCACCAAGGCCTTCATCGTACGTTACTTCGGCCTCCGCTATAAAATCATCGACAGGTTTGCCAAAAGCCCTCTCTTCAGCGGCTTGCCGGGTGCCCATGTGAAAGCCACGAGATGTGTCTGGGACGGCGTTTTCCTGGATGTCGAACCCACCGTGATGATACACCGGCCCCACGTTATACCCCGCCGCCTTCGCCGCCTCATCCACCATCCGCTGCGCCTTCGCCATGTCGCCAGCTTCAACGGCGGCGAGGTATTCGGCATCACGCGCATCCGGCCTCATGGACGCCATAGGCCTCAGTTCTCGCCGTGGCACCTGCACGACCTCGCTGGTTTCCAAGGTAACCTCCGACATCGGTTCGCCAAGGTTGTTTCGACCGGCGCTGATCTTGGTGAGAACGCCTTCCTGCATCGCGCCGTTCTCGTCCTGCCACGCGACGAACTCGCCCTTTTCCAAGGGGGCCTTGTCATCGCTGACCGGCGCTTCGCCGCCACGCTGGTTCTCTTCCTCGCCGATCATCTCACGGGCGACCCGGCGATCACGCGAAGCCGTGACCTCGCGTTCGGCGGCATTTTCGTCGAGCAGGCGGCGTGCGATTTTCTCGGCAGTCGGGCGCTGCATGGGTTGCTCGAACAGGGCGTCGGCGACTTCCTGCAACCGTGCTGGCCTGCCTTCCGTGAGACTCTTGATGTCCTGCACCAGAGATGGATAGGTCGTCGCAGGAGACAAGGACGACGCGTTGATGCGGTCGGCGATGTCCTCCGCCGTCGCTGGTGCTGTGGGACTTTCAATGGCTCCTTGCGGAGTTGTAGCGGCACCTGCGCCCAAGCCAGACGGAGCTGACGGCGACGGCGGAGAAGGCTGTAACATCCGTGCCAGAGGGGCGCTGACTTCCTTGACCTCTCCTCGGGCTTTGGCGGCGGCTTGTGCGGCCATCGCGGCAATCGGATTCTGTTCGACCGTACGCTCAGGCGCGGCTTGGACTTCCACCTCTCCACCTTGCGTGGTGATTGGAGGAAGGTTCGGCTGCGGTGCTGCTGCCGCTTTCTGGATGTACTCGTTGGCTGACACCTGGGCACGTCCGGCGTTTGTGGTTGCGGCTTGAGCGATCAACGCCCGATTACGCTCAACTCCGGCAGAAGGGGCAACACTTGACACTTCTGAAGTATCAGGCATTTTCTCTGCGGTAACGGCAGGAATCGACCCTTCTGCCGGAGTTCGCGACTCACCGGCCTGACCCTCCTCCTGTGGCAACAGGGGGAGGGTTTCTTGTTCTTCTGTGGTAACGGCGTTGACTGCGGGAGATTTTTCGGGAAGGATTTCGGCGGCTACCTCTGGTTCCGTCTGTCCGCTTGGCTCTGCGGTTTCCGCTTGAGCCTCGGGAACCGTGGCAGCCGTCTGTTCTGCGATGGCCTGCGCCAGCAAAGGCGACCCTGCCTCCTCAGCTTGCACGACTGCCCGGGCGCTGACGGCGTCGGCTTCGTCGAGCACCTGCTGCACCGTGCGCCCAAGAACCACCGGCTCTTCGGTTTCTTCCGTGGGCTGGGATGTGGGCGGTGTCTTTCCTCCAGAAGAGAAGGCTTCACCAGCTCCTCCAAGGAGTCCGACTTGCAAGGCAAGGTCGGGGGCCTGCCCAAGAAACTCATCGACCACTTGGGACACCGGCTTGTCCGGGTTGGTCAGGCTCGACTCAATAACCTGACTGGCAGCCTCATCAGCCAATTCTTCGGGTATTTCTTTGATTGACCCAAGCAGGATGGAGGCAACGCGCCCACGGGCAAACCCTTCACCGCTGCGGCGGATCAACGCTTCCACGCCAGACGTTCCCCCAAGTGCGGTCAATGCTGAAGTCACGGCCCCGGACATGAGGGCGGCTCCGCGAGAGGCACGTAGTGCCTCCTCTTCACTTTTCCCCTGTTCCAGCATCGCGTTGTACGTCGATGGGAATTGAGCGCCTGCGGTCTGTGCTCCAGCCGCCAACGCGGCAGCCGGAAGACTGCCTCCGGTGAGAAGGCCTGCTCCGATTGCGGGAGCCATGCCAACTCCGAGACGTGCCACGCCGCCAGCCGTGGTGGCACCTGTGGCAGACATGTCTCCTTCGAGCTTTTGGACTTCAGACAACGCTTCCGCGCCTTTTTGAACTTCCCCCGCTTTTTGAGCAAGCCCTCGGTCTCCGGTGATCATGGCAGCCGTGCCAACGGCCTGAGATGCCACGTCCGCCCCACCTTGAACAGCCCCGGTGCCAATGGCGCTGATCAGTTTACGGTAACCTTCTCGTCCACGCATCTGACGGAGGTATTCGAGGGCTTTGCTTTCTGGAGATTTGACACGTGTCTCTTCAGGTTGCTTCGCCTCCCACGACGCGAAAGACTCCATGCCTGGAATCGGTGCCTCACCCGCAACTCGAAACGCACGAAGAGCGTTTTTCGCGAACTCGTCCCGGCGAGAAGAGAAATCCGCCAACGCGAGCATCTTGGCTTCTGGCGAAGCTGAGGTTCCGTTTACCGCTCTGCGGTACTCCTCTTTGTCCAGTGTCAGCGACGGGTCGGTGTAGATGTCGCTGCCGAGAACTGCCACCGGGCGTTCTCCACGCATGGCCTCACGTGCCTCCCGGGCCTGCTGCTCCAGTTCGGGGGTGAACTTGCTGCGAGCGATTTCAAACTCCTTTTCCGCTTGTTGCTTTGGTTTACCGAGAATCTCTTGAACTTTGGGGCTGATGATCATGCCCCGATCTCCTGCGGAGGTAACCCCTTTCTGGAGAGTTGCGTCTTGCAAGTTAAACCGGGCCTTCTCCAAAGCGTCGTAATCCGCCAGCATCTGCTTCTGGGATTTGTTGCGCTCCGTCAACCCCGTCAGGTACTGCTGGGTGATCTGGTCCGGGTCCACAGGTTCCCCAAGAAGCTCCCGGCGCTTAACCTGACCTGACGCCATGAATCCTTTGAGACCTTGAAGGTCCACTTCTTCCGGGTCGATCTCAGCAAAGCTGTTGACGGTGTTCTTGTGCCAATCGTCGAACAGGGACACCTTCTCCTGAGGAGTCAGCGTGCCAAACTCGGGATCAGCCTCGATGTCTTCCCAAGGGCTCATGGCTGTTTAGGTTTGAGGATGCCGTAGCGTTCCGCCAGGGATTTGACCTTGGACGTGGCTTTAGTGGCAGTGGGTGGCTTGACCGTTGAGACCGGCGCTGGCGCGGCCTGCGGATAGAAAATACTGCGGATGCGGTCAAGGTCCGCCTTGATCTGCTCCGTGCTCTTTTCTTCTCCATCAATAGCCATGGCAGCAGAGTTCGCCAGATCGGCGAAATACTTGTCCACCGTCTTCTTGTAGGCCAGTTCGTTCGGGTCGTCCTCCGTTTTTCGGCTGAACTGCTGAATGGCCGCTTGTGCCGCCAATGGGGTCCAGACTTTGGCCTCAGCTATCTCAACGGGGACTCCGTTCTTTACGAGTTCGAGCCGGATGTCGTCCTGCTCTTCGTCCGCCTGCGCCAAATCGTAAGCCTGCGTGGCGTCTCCTGTGGTTTGAAAATGACGGTCAAAGTAGGTTCGTGCCGTCGGGCTCTTGAGGCTTTGACGAAAATGCGGAGCCAGCGTCTTCTGCGCCGGGCGCACCTCGCGTGCCTGCTGCATGTAATTGCTGAAACTCGGAGACTGCGCCAGCCGGGGAAACCGCTGGATCACCTCGTCGGGCGGCACACCGGAGGCCAGCGCCTCGTTGGCGAGGTCTTCAGCCTCATAGACTTGCTCCAGACGGCTGGCCTTGCGCTGGTCCGCCATCATCTGCGCCTGCTCGGCCGCAAGCTGCTGGTTGACCACGTCCTCCTGCGCCACCAGGGCGTCTTGCTGCCGGGCATAGGGGGACGACAGGAACGGGTTGTCCAGTTCTTCCTGCGAGGGGCGGAAAGCACGGAAGAAGTCCTTGGCCTCCGGGTTCTGGTAAGGCTGGAGCACGCGCTTGGCTCCAAAACCGAACTCACGCATCGCTGGGGTGACTGAAGGGGGCGGCATGGTGGTCAGTAGTTGGGCATGGCGTCACAGCCATAGTAGGACGACACACCCCAGTTCTGGAAGTTGGTCGAGGCCGTCGCCCCGCCACGGGCTGACCGGGCTTCATTGTTGAGCCAGTAGAGCGCCCGCTCGAACTTGGCGTTGGCCTTCTCGTCGTCGGAGGCGTTGAGATATTTCAGGTGCCAGAAGCCTTCCCGCAGCGCCCCCAGGTTGCCGGGTATCACCCAGTCGGTCTCGTTACGCAGCAGCCGGAACCGACGCTGGCAGAGGATGCGGATGGTCTTCTCCGCCGTGCCGGTCTGATACCGGGCGTACATCGGGCGCGTCTCCCATGGCATGTATTGCCCGATCACCGTCGCGGTGCCGCTCACCAGATAGGACAGAGTCCATGAGCCTTTGAGGTCAGCCGGAGCCTGGATGCCTGTGACAGCCGTAAAAAGCTGGCTGGTGGTGACCGGCGTGTCGGCAGACGGGTAGGCGCTGGTCAGGTCGATGCCTTCGACGCCCGTGGTCAGATCGTAGATCGGGTTGCCGTCACCATTGAGGCCGTAGAACCGGAAAGTCTTACCTGCGTCGGCTGCATTGGAGAGCGTCACCCGCAGGTTGGCCGTGGTGTTGGCGGGGATGTCTTCCTGCGTCACAAACCCGTCTCCTTGCTCGATCAGGATGCCGGGCCAGTTGAGTGTCTCCTCCAAGTTTCCGGGACCGTTTTCCTGGAATCCGTGAAACTGCGTGAAGGTCATCGCGGGGACCCGGTTGTAGCTCATGGAGAGCACCGAGTACGCCTCGGGAGGCAGGCTGATATAGCCGGTTGATGAGTCAAACGTGACGTAGATGACGGACCCTTTCCACTTGCCGCTCAGGGTGAGTTTCTCGCACACCTCGTTGAGCATGTTGAGGAACGTGACGCTGTTCTGGTCGTTGGGGTCGGCCAGTTGCCAGAGTTGCGCCCGCACGTCGGCTACCGTCAGTCTGGTGTTCATGTGCGACGGCTGGTGTTGATGCTGCCGCCACGGGCAATCTTGCGGAACTGCTCGGCGTTGGCCTGCCCAAGAGGCTGGTCTTCACCCGCGTTGAACTTGGTGTCCTGAATCGCCCGCTGCGTGCGCAGGAACTCGGCCAACGGGACCGTGCGGCCCATGGCATCACGGGTAGTTGCCACGGATGACGGGGCACCATAGGTCGCCGTGGCTGTGCCGTACGGATTGATCTTCTCCGCCCGGCGCAACCCTGGTGACATCTCGTCGGCGTTGGGATCGCTCATGTCCGGGCCGCTGAAACGTACCGGAGCCTCACCACGGGCGAAGTCACGCCGTGCCGCGATGTCCTCGGCGATAGGAGCAAGCTGACTGCGGGCGAACGCCTGCTTCTGCGCCATGTCCTCGGAGATGTTGCCTGCCTCATCCATGTTATAGCCTTGGGCGGCGTTGTCACGGTTGTAGGCCGCACGAACGTCACCGAACTCACCCGCCGCTTTGGCGTTGGCGATGTTGCCTGCCCGGGTGTACGGGTTGGCGGCAGACGCCCGGGACGGAAGCGAGAGACCGCTGCCGCCCATTGCCGACCCCAAGGAACCTGCGGCAGCGCCCGAAGGAACCTCTGATGCCGGGGAGCCTTGGCTGGAGGCCACATTGAACCATCGGCGCTGAGCATCCGTGGGGCCTGAAGTCGGTGTCACGGTCTTCTGATATGGGTTGGCTGCCGCCGCCCGGGACGAGGTCATGCCTCGGTTGGACCATGTGTCAGCCGTTCGCTGGCCCTGCTGATTGACCAAAACCCCGGCTTTGCGGGCTTCTTGTGCTGCGGCGTCAATCGCCTGCGGGGAGGCGTCTTTGAACTGCTGCTTCATGTAATACTCGTTCAGGCCACCAAAACCGCGAGGAGGAGGTCCCTGCTTTTGCGAGTATCCTTGAATGCGCTTGTTCGAGGTGGTCCTTGGAAACGAGAAGCCTCCGTAGTTTCCCCCGCTTGCACGCATCAACGCGACACCCGGGTGCTCGCCGTTGCCACGCGTTAATCTGTTTGGGTTTAGCCCCGCGCTAACAGAGGTGATAGCCATGACCGCGATAATCCTCCCCGGGAATCAGGTTGACAATAGAAAAGTGGGGCAGCGTCAAGGCGAAATCTTTTCAACGATTGCCTGACTGCCGACGTGCAAAACCCTCATTTCCTTCTCAAACACGGTGAGAAACGCGTCAATCGCCAGCTTGGGGCATGCCACCCGGGGAAGCTCGTTGATCCGCCACATCACGTCATCGAAGATCATGATCCCTCCCGTCTTGAGCGCGATCCATGCACGGACTCCATCCTTGAGGGTGGCCGGGGCCGTGTGGCAGCCATCAACATAAACAAAATCGACCTTGGCGTGGTTGCTCAGGTCGAACCTGTCGCTGAACGTCTTGTGGACCTCCATCTTGGGGCGACACCCAAGCACGTCGATGTTGTGCTGGAACCTCTCCTCAGTCCCCGGCATCACCCACGGATCAACGCAGATCAGCCTGGACTCCGCGTGCGTGAGAATGTTCTGGACAAAGAAGCAGGATGACCTGCCCTCGCATGACCCGATCTCCAGGCCGATTGCCGGGACATCCCGGAACTTGCCAAGGAACTTTTTCCAGTTGGTGTAGTGGTAAGTGGCCCAGTCGTTGGTCCAGATGGGTTGGTCATTCATAGGTTGTTCCGGTTTGGGGGGGGTGCTACCTGGAATTTTGGTCGGGATAATCCGTGTTCGCCAGAGAAAGGATTGCGGCGTGCGGCGGGCGAATCACCACGACGGCACACGGGAAAGGAGCCTTGTTGCCAGATCCCTTGAAGGACAGGCGGCGTGCGAGGAATCGGATTTCATGCTTCATCGCCGTCTCATGCCACCAGCGCGTATCCGTTCGTGCTGGCACCAAGGCCACGGTGAGAACGCCGCGCTTGGACTCCTCTACGGCTTTGCGCATCCAATCGCCCACTTCCCGCCCGTATGGTGGATTCATCCAGCAGGTTCCCTCCCACGGTTGGCTCAGTCCGTCATCCTCCGCCGTGAAGTATCGGCGGCACTTGGCGTTTTCTTTGCTCGCGGCCACGTCGAGCGTGAACGCGAACTCGGCATCAAGGCCAAGGAAGAGGTGATCGGGCGTTTCCCAATCCATTTTTTCGGAGCTGTATAGCGAGTCATTCAACATGGCGAACAAAGTCGGTGCTGGCAACAGATGCCAGCGGGTTAGTCGGTTATGGATTCGGAGTCTTTCGGCGCTGGCATCTGCGCCAGACCTTGTGCGTTCGCCTTATGCCAGTCGCGGTCGGTCAGGCTCCAGTTCGCGGCCTCGCCTCCACCATTCCAGATGTTAGGAAAGCGCGAGTTGCGCCAGCGATGCCGCCAGACGCAGATTTGCGATCCCATCCACAGCAATGTTAGCTCAGCCTCACTCCACGATCCGCCGCCGTAATGCTCTTTCCCGACGATAGTGTCCCCAACTCTTAGACCGAGGGATTTAGCTTGATCGGCGTAACTGAGTCCACAGCCGGGACCAAGGCGAACAAAAACGCTGCCGCCAAGCTGCGCCCCGCTTGTTGTCGTATCAATGTCACTCATGGCTTGAATCTCCTTCGCTTCGTTGTTGCGCTCCGCCAGGGCTTGCTGGCAGAGCTTGATCGTCCACCACCTCCCGCAGCCACGCCATCTTGTCGCGGCGGGACGCCGCATGCACGGCGACCGTGCTGGCCGGTGGATCGATGCCGCACCAGTTGAAACGCGTGCTCAGGCGGCACAGGGTGAGACCTGGACGCGAGACGGCAATGTTGAAGAACTTCTCGTCCTCGACGGGTTCAGGGCCGTACCGCTCAGCTTGCATGGCTGACGCGTCCTCCAGCGCCTCACGCACCTCGCGACACGTCGGGTCCAGTCCGATCAAGGACGTGTTGAACGCGTGACTGATCTCGACCTTGGTGAATGCGTAGCGTTCCCGATTGAGGATGGAGTTGTCAGGGTTGCCGTAGATCACAGGACCTGAAAGCACCGGCAGCACGCAGGGCGCGATGAACCACAGGTCGGCATCAACCAGCCACACAGGCTCGCTTTGCCACTGGAACGCCTCCAGCTTGAGCCGGTGGGCCGTGAAACGACTGTCCGCCTCGACCAATTCCGGCCTGAGGTTGGTGAAATGAGCCACGCGGGTGGCGCACTCACGCGCCATCTCGACGATGTCCGGGGTGTGGATGATGAGGGCTTTCATCGCAGATCAAAAATAGCATTCTGGTTGTGGATCGCCGCGTCCCGCCACACGGGGCACGTGTCGTTCCCGAACACCTCGGACTGGACCTTGAGGGCGTGGTGCTTGCTGCGGACGGGTTCCCCCGCCGCGTGCAACCCGATGATGCATCGCGGGATGAAGGCAAGCTGCCCCCAGTCGGACGCCTTCTTGTAGAAGTTGAACTTGGTGGGGAGCATCACCTGTGACACGTTCAGGCGCTGCACCGCCATGTTGAGGTAGAACTGGTCGGTGACATCCTTGGGCACCGGCATGCGCCCGGCAAGCACCTGCTTGCGCATCTTGCGTGCCTCCTGAAACACCTTGCGGTGATGGGGGAGACCGAGATTGAACGCCATCAGGCCGCTGTTGAAGTAGCGCAGAGGGTTCATCCCGTGCGAACCACAATCGGTATGCGGAAAGGCATGCGGGTTGAAGACCGCGCTGTCATGCACGGCTGACCAGCCAAAGGAATCCCAGCGTTCCGGGTTCATGTCACGCAGCAACCACAAGTCCACGTCGAAGAAGACCACACGGGCCTGGGGGCAGTGGCGGTCCAGCTCCAGCTTGGTCATGAACCCGTCCTGGTCCTTGCACCGGAGGACCTTGACCGGCAGTCCGGTGTGTTTCTTGAACCGCCTGACCGCCTCCTTCTCAAGGTGACGGTAGGCCGGGGTGACGATGGTGACTGCTAGCATTGACCAACCCTAACACCTTGACGTTCCATTGTCAAATTATCCGATGTAGGTAAAATTGTCGAACCTGACCACGGGGTCGGTGGGGACGTTCAGCATGGTGCTCCCGGTGTTGGGGTCACGGTAGGTCTGGATGCCATCCTGGCCCCACAACCACGGGCGGTTGAAAAACGGGGTGTCGCCTTCGTATGAGCCGTTTTGAGTTGTGATCATCGAGCGAAGCGAGCGGGTTTCATCGAGCGAAGCGAGGAGCCGTGGCGAGCGGGTTTCATCGAGCGAAGCGAGGAGCCGTGGCGAGCGGGTTTCATCTCTCAATCGGCTGCGGCCGGAACGGCGGGTAGATGGTGACACGTTCGCGCAGGAACAAGCCGCTGACCGGCTGCACCTGATCCTCCAGGATGAAAGGAGCCCAGTCGAGGAAGTTGGTCGCCGGGAACACCTGCTTGGTGGAGCTGTTGGTGCGCGGCACGTCCACGGTGCCCTGGCCCTCCACCACGACCGCGCCCGGGATGTTCTCATCGAGCACGATCTTGGGGTGCAGGCACTTGGGGAAGCTGACCGACATGCCGAGATAGTAGCCGCTGACCTCCGTGGGCGTCGGCTGCGGGTGGATCAACGCCTGGCCGTCGTAGGGCGTGGGCGCAAGGAACTGCTCGATCTTGATGACCGAGTTGATGCTCGGCGTCGGGCGGTAGCGGTAGCGCGGGAAGTAGCGCGGCGCTGTGACCGTGGCAGTGCCGTTCCAGACCGACTGCGGGAAGGCCGTCGTCTTGAGGATGCGCAGGTCCTCCAGCACCGGGGGCCACGGGTAATACCTGGTCGAGTACACCGTGCGAAACGGCGTGTTCTTCTCGACCTGGGTCTTGGGCTTGCCGAAGAACAACTGCAACGAGTCGCCTGAGGGGGCCATGTAGGTGTACACGTAGTCACCGAAACCGCACTCATTGACCCTCGGGTTGACGAACGAGTTGTTGATCCGTTTGTAAGGAGTTCCCACCGCAGGCACGTTGCCCGGGTTGAGCTGGTTGGCGTCCACCGTGATGTAGAACGCGATCTCAGCCGGGTTAGGCGTGCTGACCGTGTAGAAATCAATCGGCGTTCCCATGGGTCACGTTGGTCAGAGGGACGGTGCCACGTTGCACCAGCCGATCACGTCGATCTTGCGGTAGTAGCAGGAAAGAGTGTCGCTTTCCACAGTGCAACTGAAACACCACAGTGACTCCAGCCACGTGGCCTGACGCAGCGCGGCATGACCGATCTCGTCCGAGTTGGAGGTGGAGATCGTGCCTTCCACGGTAGGCGGCTCCAGCGACGTGATGGACACGTCCGAGACGAGGGCGGCGGTCATGGTGTCCAGCGTGGCGGACGTGAGCGCCCCCAGCCGGATGCCGTCCGGTGTGAAGATGTCCCGATACCACCCCGAGTTGACCGTCAACAGCTTGAGGTCGGCGTCAGTCACTGTCGTGACCGTGATCGTCTGCGAGCCGATGGTGTCCGTCGCGTTGGCCGAAAGAACGAACACCGTGGCGCTGGTGATCGACAGGACCGTGGCTCCCGTGGGGATGCCCGATCCATAGACGTTGGAGCCCGGTCGGATGCCTGCGGTGCTGGCAACCGTGACGTTGGGGCTGCCACTGGTGATCGACGCCCCCGTGAACTCCGTGGCCGTGCCGACTGTGTCAACGGAGGTGACTCCGGTGACACCCGTCATGGGTGCCGTGCGGCCGTCGCGTAGCGTGATCCAGATGTCCATTTGGACCCAGATGGTGCTTTGGCGTCGTCAAAGTTCAAGCTGATTGTAAGATGGTAGAAACGGGCCTTGTCACGCCCACCAGCCTTGTCCTAACCAGAGGTCCCGAACTCTACGCCACCACGGCTTCGGTTTTGGAGGAAGGAGAACGGCGCACCGGAAGTCGGAACAAAAATCCTGCAACATCTCGTTGTGATAACTGCGCTTGTAGCGCCACCGCACGCGGTCCTCGAAGACGGTGTCAATGTGAACTTCGATGCAACGCTCCGAAGTGAACTGGATGGACCAACGGGTTCCTGGTTTGACTATTGATGTGTCCATGGCGTTGATCAGATTTGTTTGCTGCAAGGTTCCCAGGCGCTGGCGTCCCATTTGCCGGTGAGCGGGATGGAGCGGTTGATTTGAAAATCCTTGGCTAAGTAGTCCCATTTTTTCCACATAACGCTGCCGCCTCCGTTGTGAAACGCCGCGCCTTCATAGTCTATCTCGTGAGGCTCTTGCCACGCTGCTTTGTCGTCTGAGTCTGAATAGCGAAACACACTCCCCGGAGGCACGTCCTCAGGTCCGAGCGGGACGGTTTTCTTTTCGTCTGCGTAGCGCCAGCCGATGATAGAAGAAGTGGAGTCCCAGTTGCGGGAATCGGCTCTTTGCGCAAAGGCAACGCTGTAAACTCCAGAGTGTTCTACTTCTTTCGTCAAATAGTGAATCCGCGCATCCCCATCACACGGCATCGGATCGCCCGGGCGGTGCCATGTCCAAGTCTTGCCAGCGTGCTCGAAGGCCAGGGGGCGACGGGTGCGGCAATGACAGGTTCTAATTCTCGCAGGCAATCCAGGAATATCGTTTGGTGCATCCAGCGTTTCCCATTTGCCGCGCCTCTTTATCTCGCCTGTCGGAGGACCTCTTTCACCATCCACCAATGGCCTCCACCCCTGCGGCAGATCGCCCTCTTGCCATCCGTCCTCGCGGTGCCAGCGCATGCCTGGAGGCGCTGGAGGGAGCTGGAAGGTGGGTTCGGGCTTGATGCGGTATTCGTAGCCGTCGAGCCATTCTGGGACGCAATCTTGCCACTCCTCATGCCAGTCTTCGGTGCGGTTTTTGGGGCGGACTTGTATCATCTTCCCCTCCGCCTGCGCCGCCTTCAGCTCAGCGTATGGGTCTGGCTTTGGAGACTCAGGCCATGGGGCGGAGAGCGGGACGCGATAGGTGTCTTGATGGTTGTAAGGCAAACCAACGGCAGACTCACGTTTTTTCCATGAGCAGGCATAAGGCTCCATCTCTCAGCCTCATCGTGCGGCTCCTCACCCGCCAATGTCAGCCTCCACCCAACACCCACCTGATCGGCGGTGAGATCGTCCGGGTTGCGAAGATCGCGACCGTCTGGTGGAACTGCGAGGGCGAGGCGGATAGGAAATCTTTGCTCAATAGCGAACAGTGGGCAGTGCCCTTGGCTGAGTTTCCAGTTGTAGTGGTCTGGTTGATACTCCCACGGGTGCCCGGTTTCGAGGATCGTGGCGGCGAGGCGGAGCTGTTGTGCGGTTTGTTCTGTGTTCATGGTGTTGTTATTCTGTCCAAAGATTGAGGGTTCTGCCGAAGGCTTCAAAGCGTTCTGCGGCGGTGGGCGAAACATAGCGCCTATCCCAGAGATCGTCGGGGGCATCTGCGACAGAAATTTCCCATAAGCGCACTCTAAAAGTCAGATGTTGTTCATCTGTCAGACCTTTCTCCGCCTCGTGCATCGCGTTGAGGTCGTTGAGGTAGTCTGGAAGCTGAGCAAAAACCGAAAGCTCCTTTGTGACTGGATTTGTCCAATATGGAGTGGGCCAGCTTGGATTTGGCGCGCAAAACATCCACCCGCATGCCTCCGCGATCTTGATTCGTTTCTCGTGGTCTGTGAGTTTCATGGCAATGTGATCCTTCTCCAATGGGTTGCGTAGTGCTGGTTGCTGTTTGGCAGATAGTATGAGCTCTGCCAGATGTCTTTCCCATCGCTCCATTCGACATCTTCAAACTCGTTGGCGTCTTCGATAGTCGGCTTGCGCTCGGAGATGGGAGTCCAGGTGAGATGGTGGAGAGCTTCGAGCTTTTCCTTCACACGCTGAACGACGCGATCCTCGTTTTGATGTATGGCATAGTCTGAGACTTCCATCTCATTTGGTTCTCCGCACGCGTAGTCGATGCGGTCGATGGCATAAGACAGCTTGATGCAGCCTTGCTTGCAGCGTTCGGCGTATTCTCTCGCCTCGTCGCGCTCGCGTTCGAGGCGACGGGCGACTTGATAATGAACAACAGCAACCCGCGATCCGGTGCCGTCTGCCCCGTGGTGTGGAATATCAAAGGTTGCTGCATCGGTCTCCGGTGTTGGTCGTGGTGTTGTGCTCATGGCTTGATGAAGGGCTTCAGTTTGGCGGCAATCTCGTTGCAGAACTTATCATGTGCGGAGGCATCTGAAGCGCCGTCCGCGTAGGCGTCGGCTTCGGCGTAGATTTCTTTGATCGCCTCCCGCATCGCCTGAATCTCGGCAGACGGATCAGTCATTCCCGCGCAGGCGTTGACGCATTCGATGGCGCGGTCACGTTGTTTCCATTCGTGAAATCCCCTGACCGTTGAGTCATCGACAGCAACGTCATCATCACGGTCTGAGATGTAGAATGAATACGCTGGTTTCCACGGCTCCCCGTAGTCCGGCGCTGTCTTTTTCTCCGGCACGTAGCCCTCGCGGACTTCGTCCTGGAACTGGTTGATTTCAGATGTGAGTGTGCTCATTGGTTGGCGGTGTTGGTGTTTCGCTCGGCAAGCATGGTGTCGGCATAGCGGTAGCGAGCTTGCTCTCGGGTGAATTTAGGTTCCGCAGGTTTTGGATTCTCTCCGTAAGCCCGTTCATACTGGACGAATTGCTGGTGGTGCTTGATGTCTTGCTCATTTGCCTGCCCCGCGAACCAGTCGCGAAGGGACATGCCGGAATAAGCTACTTCCGTGTCGGGGTTAAAATACGGAAACGCCGGTCCGCCGTCGTTGATTGGTGTGCTCATATTTTCTGCTTGGCTGAGATTCTGGGTGTGCGGGTGATTGTGATCGTGGCGGTGCCGTCCGGGTGCATGACCACCCGGCAGTCAGGCTGTCTCCGGGCGTGGCTCAACAGGTCAGACGCCTGGATGTGCCCCCATCTGGTTCCTGGCCCGACACCAAACAACCTGCGTGCGTCGTCCGCGTAGTTGGTCCGCTGGTCCAAGTGATGCAGCGGGGACGTGCCTCCTGCGCAGGGGGAAGAACCGTCTGGTCTGCGGGGTGCGTTTCATGACATGAGCTTCGCACACCAGCCGTCAGGTGTCAACCATATTTACACTAGACCCAGGTTTTTTCAACTGTGGTCCGGCGCTTTCGTTTGTGGCTTGTTTTGCGTGTGCCCCTTCCTGCGCCGCCAAACGCCACAGCCCTTTCGACAAACCTCTCATCCGGGTTTTGCCTCATCGCCTCAACCACCTCCTCAAGCGGGAGCCCTTTACGCACCACACGATGGCACAGAATCGGGTAATCCACATCCTCCTGGCGTGCCACCATGGTCATCGTCATCTCCTTGCCTTTCCAGATGACCTTGAGGTTGCTGCGACGGTTGTTGGCCTGACCAACGCGGCTGTGCCAGCAGCAGTTCTCAGGCGAGTAGTCTCCATCGTTGTCCTTGCGCTCAAGCTGGTGGTCTGGTGTCGGCCTCGGTCCCATGTCCTTGAGGAAAAGGTCGAATTTTTTCCAACGGGGGCAGATTTTGATGCCACGTGCGCCGTAGCCCTTCCACGACGCGTGTCCAGGGTTGTCACACCTCGTCCGCATGGCCATCCAGATGCGGTACATCGGGTTTCTCTGACTGTGGACCGTCAAATCAGGTTTCGTCATCATCTCCTTGCGCAGACACCCGCACGACTGGCTGTGTCCGCGCACAAGGGACGTGTAGAGGACACCCTGTTTTTCTTTGCCACAAACGCAACGGCACCTCCAACGCGTGGAGCCCTTGATGGTCGGAAACCGTGCCAACACGGTCCACCTGCCAAACTTTTTCCCGGTGAGGTCGATGAAGTTAGCCATACGACTCACACGTTAACACGGTGGGTGTAAAATCTCAAATTCAACTTTTTGGAAGAAAAATTTTTGTGGGGGTAGTACGTACCGGGCGTTCGCTGACCGGGGGCCGGGGGGATGGGGGCGTGGTGGGGGTCAGATCACCACGAGGCACGTTAACTCAGGCACGTTAACTCATAGCAAGTGCATATATACCACCAACATCGCTAATTCAAAGTACGGCCCTCGCGTAACTCATTCATTATCAATGATCTGCATATTGTCCTGCTCGCTGCCATTGCTTATTGAGACTGCGGCCCCTGCGAAGGCCTGGCAGTTCACGGTAACTTGCTGTTCACTTGACCACGATCCCGCCTTAGCCGCGATGTCAGTGAGGTCCTTTAGGTCCTTGATCTCGTTCGGCTTGAGATGGGGGCGCAGTTCGCCGCGCTTGTCCAGTGCGGCGGCGAGGCCCTTTCCGGCGATGCGGAGGGCTAAGAGGCGGTTTGTCTCGGAAAGAGATGATGCGCTCTCATATATAGATTCCTGCGCGATTAACCGAGATGGCGTCTCAACAGGCTTAGAGACTATAACTTTTTTCTGTGTCTGAATAGCTGCCGCCCATAACTTGTCCAGACATCTCCGAGTGCGCAAAGTGCCGACTGGAATCCCATATTTAGCCGCAAGAACGCGATCTTCTGCGCCAGCGATGTTCGCAATTTTGATGTCTTGCCATTCTTCAGCCGTGAGCTTTTTCCCGTGTTTGTACTTCACGGGTTTCGATCCGGGTTTTCTGCCGCGTGTTTTCACCATCCCCCAACTTCTTTTCCCACCACCAAGTTGTCAAGGTTACGCTTGCACCCTGTGGTTTTCTGGTGTATATTTATACACGCTAAAAGCCGGGTAGCCCCGGCACCAGATCAATAAGTTAACCGGACCAAAGTATGAGAAAGACAGAACTCCAGAAAGCCATCGCGAACCCGACCGCAGAAGCCACAAAGAAAACGCCAAAGGACGGCATTCTTGAAATGGATGCTGCTGGTAACTATATCACACAGGAGCCAAATGGATCATTCAAGGTGTGGCGAGCCGGAATCACAAATGCCTCTCTTGCTGGCACCATTGGATTCAAGGGCGAGGAAGGTTTGCGCCGAGCCAAAGAGCGCCTTGCCGCATTGACGCCGACCGCAGAAGCCCCAAAAGCGCAGGATTCTGCCGGGAATGCGCCAGTTCAACCGCCTGTTAGCCCAGAAGAAAGCAATCCCACAATCTCAGGTTATGAGCCGGACATGACCGAGCGGGTTCTTGATGAGCTGGCATCGCTCATCTTCGATTCAGTGAAGCTGGCAGAGATCGAAGCGGCAAAGGCCGTGATTGCCGCAGCTCGCCAGTAACCCCCACATAAGGAAGCTGGATCTCCTTGTCCCCCGGGACGAAACCAGCGAGATTTTCCGCATCCGCCGTGTAGCAACGGCTCGGCGCACCCGGAAAATGGTGACACTCTCCGAGACTGAGCACCAAGGGAAAACCTCCTTCCGGGCTTGGGTTTGGCTACCCGCCACCTGACCAACACCGCCCCCGTGACGACTTGACCTTTTTCTGCTTCAGCCGTGTAGCACCGGCATCACACAAACTCCGCAAGCGGCTTGTTCTTGCGCCACATCCGCAGCTTGCCTTCCATTTCGGGTTTGATCTCCAGAAGAGCCGCAAGCAGCCTGTCCCGGTCTTCTTCCGTTGTCGCGGCCTCGAATTCTCGCTTCAGTCTGAAATATTCATCCGCGCTGGCCTTCACGACCATGGATGAATGCGCCTCAAGAGAAGGTTCCGTTGACTCGGTGGAAGGGCCGGAAAGCCCTCCGGTCTTCTCTCTCTCCAATTTTTCACGCGCAGCGTTCAGCATCCAAGCCGTCACGCTGCGGTGCGACGCAGTCGCAGCAGACCTGATCTCAGTGAAGAGCGTGTAAGGGACGTGAAGCGGGATTTGGTGTTTGCCTTCGGGGTAGCTCATAGTTGTATAAATAAAACCCGATCAAGGCACCCGTCAACCCCGACTTTCAAAAGCACACTCCATTCCACCAATGCCAAAAAGTTCTTTCCCTATTTCTCTTTTTTCTATTATATATTTATATCTATAACTAATTAAATATATAACACTTTTTTCTCGTGTTAGGGGGTTGTTAAAATGGCATTGGTGGAATGGAGTGTGCTTTTACTACAGTTGACATTTATATAAATAAACACCTTGACGCCCTGACCCTCACGCGGTAAACTGCTCTCACGCTAACAGCCGGAAGCCCGGCAAC